CTCGCTCTTTGTTGGCTCTCAAGGACTTGAGAAACGACTACAAGAAGAAGATGAAGGTTGCTAGAGACGGTGACGATAAAGAAGAATATGTCAAGTGGAATAACAACCAAATGGCCGTCAAGAGATTGATGGCTTCATTCTACGGAATCCTTGCTTTTAGAGGGTTCGGTTGGAGTAACAAAGACCTAGCCGCTAGCATTACTGCGAGCGCAAGAGAAGCAATTAGATTAGCCGCATTTAAGGCAAGGGAGATGGAAGTATGACTATGAATAATAACCCAACCAAAAAAACCTGCTCAAGGGGGTTAAGAAAACCCTCTAAAGTTAAAATCGCTAAATTTCACAATGTAGATAGGTACACCTGCATGGCTTGTGGAATTGAAGATGTTATAGTAGATGCCGCACATATTATCGCACTACAAAATGATGGTTCTAATGAGATGGAGAATTTACATTTATTGTGTAAGGTATGTCATGTAGAAAGTGAATACTTAGAAGGAGGGGAATATAATTTGTGGATGGAGTTAAAAAGAGAGTTTTATACTAAAGGAGCATACTCTTCAACATATGGATTAGATGCCTATAATCGGTTCCTAATTTTAGATAGATTAATTCGTTCAGCGAAACCCAATAGGAAGGGATTCGTAACAACTATCTTTAAAGAAAATGGTAAATTACCCGAAGAAGATGCCTTAAGTCGTATTTCCTGCTTTGATTTTTGGAATTTATTAAACGGTGACTTGCATAAAAGGATGGTGGAAGTATGATTGAAGAAGTTTTTATTAGAAAAGCAAACTGTGAGGATGGTCACCACCTAATAGCATTTATTGACCTATACGAAGAATGGAAAGAGTATTTTCTCAAGGAACAAGTAATACAACATTTCTGCGAAGACGATTTCTATTTCATCTATAAAGAAACTTGGGAGAATCAAGAGCATTATGATTCCGGTCATGAAGGTGTATTGGAAACCATAGGCTTCCTTACCGTAGAATATCTAAGCGAAAAAATTCGTGTGCTAGAACATGTATGGATTCGTGAAAGTGAAAGAGAAAAAAGATTCGCCACGACTGCAATAGCACAAACAAACGCAAACTACATTTCAACAATAGGCATTAATGAACGCTCTAATGAGTTCATTAATTATATATTATCATTAGGTGTTTTACAGAAGGTGATTAAGTGAAAGTAGTTTATGGACACACAGATTCTATTTATATCAAATGCGATTCAGTAGAAAAAGCAAAGGTAGCAATAGAAGAAATTAACGACCATGTTAGAGAATCTTTTCCTAATGTACTTGGTCTAGAACAACACCCTGTAGTATTGGAGTTTGAGAAATTCTATTCTAGTTTAGGAGTAGGGACTACTAAGAACCGAAATGTAGGGCTTGTATCTTGGCTAGATGGTGTTTGGTTGGACGAACCTAAGTTTGTAATGACAGGATTTACTGCTAAGAAAATTTCCGAAACAGGTTTTGCTAGAGATATTCAAAGCACTGTTCTTAGAATGTGGGTAGACCAATGTTCCTTTGAAGAAATAAACGAATACCTACATCAAAAGTATTCTACTGTACTGAAAGGGGAAATAGATTTTGAATCTATTGTCAAAAGAAGTCGGTTTAAGGAAGAACGCTTTAAGGTAAAATGTTCTTGCGGTAAGGGATATTCGGTTTTTGATTTACAGAAGAAGCACAAATTTACAGAAGGTAAGAGAACAAATTTCTGTTCTAAGTGTGCGGCTGAGTTTACAACCTTCACCACTAAAGAGGGTAAGAAGCCGGTATTCGGAGCAGGTAATTCGGCAATATTATTCGGAGTAGAAAAACTAAATCTACCCACTAATATTGATTCTTATGTTTTCATTAAGTGCAAACCGGCAGGACATTATACTAACCCGCTAACAGGAAAACAAGTAGAGGCGACCTATGTTGCAGGGAGAACCTTTGACGAAATAAGAGAATATTCTCCCGATTGGTCACATTATGCAGACCAAGTAATTAAGAAAGCAGAACCCGTCTACAAAGCGATGGAATGGGACACTGCGAGCATAAAAACTAAAGAAAAGAAACTATCGGATTGGTGGTAATATGAATAATGAAGAAAAATATAATGCAGAAATAGAAGCAATGGATGACTACACATACCAGTGGTTGCCGGAAAATTATGATGACCCAAGCGAACCCATTTTGAAGATTACAAAGTCTTCTTTGGGTTCTCATATTTGGTGTCCTAGAAAGTATCAGTTTGGCTATATTGAGCGAAGACCTCAAGACCAAAGCGAAGCCATGCGTAAAGGAACAATCATGCACAATGCAAGAGAGGATTTCTTTAACACCTTTGATATTAAAAAAGCAGAAACTATGAACAGTACCGAAGTTATTGACTATTGTTCTTCTCTTTTTCCTTTAGATGAGTACTTTGATGACTATGCAAGTATCGCAATTTTTGAGGCACAGCGATTTATAGATGCTAAGAAAGAAGGCAAGATTCACGAATTCTTACCTGTTTGTAACGAAGGAAAGTTTGATTGTGAAATTGTTATTGATGCTAATACTGACCCTAAGTATCCATTGACTCGCTCATACAAGGTACACTTACAGGGAATCATTGACAGAATCTTCCAAGAAGGAGAAGGGTACATACCTATGGAATTTAAAACAGGGCCGTGGAAAGACACAAAAACTTCTCCTATGAGAAAGGAAATGGCTTTCTATCAAATACTAATTGAGAACAGTAGTCCTGCGGTTTTGCAAAATGCAGGATTAGAAGAAGGAGTACCTGTTACTCATTGGTCTTGGTATTATCCTATTTCCAATCATATGTACTGCGAGAAAGTAAAGAAGCAATCTAAGAGTTCTGCTATGAAATCTATTGCTAGACTAATACACGCATATGAGAATAAAAACTTCCCTACTAAATTCTTTTACAAGACTTGCGCTCATTGTAGTTATTTCCCATTGTGCGATGAAGATACTTGGTTGATGTGATATTATGCAGGACAGTATAATGGCGGTAGCCACAGATGCAATCAATATCATTAAAGTAATGGGTAGAGAAGATGTTTCTAATATTTTATTGGAACGAATAAATACTATTATGGGGTGGGATAATGAACAAAAATAATATTAAACTAAAAGTACTATCTAGGTCTTGGACATTTACAGAAATTTCTAATCTAAAAGATACAATAGAAATACTATGTGAAGAAATCTATAACGAATCTAAATTAATTGAAAGATTTGAATTAGTAAGAGAATTAAAATTAAACGAAGGGCTTGTTGGGTATTCTTTTGAAGACGCTTTTAGGGAAGCAGTTAAAATACAATTAAGAGGCGAAATAGCAGAAGTAATTAGCGAGATGCTAGGACAAGCAACAATCAGTTTTGAAGGAGGCAATAAAAATGAAATTTCCGAGGGAAGTGTGGGCGGGGAGTCACATCAAGAACGCACCACAGATGAAAAGAAAAATAGTAAGAACAAAAAGTGAATACACAAGTTTTGTTAAAGAGTTTAACAATAGGACAAATGTTTACACTAGCGTTTATGATTTTGGTATCTTCGCTGAAACAGCGAAGGTAGAATCTTCCGTTATTTTGGATAGAGTCTTTTTGGACTTTGATGCTCACGACGATAATTTACAGGAAGCACTTGATGATTTGATTATTGTTTTAGACTACATCAATAAACACGACTACCAACACACTATGTTTTTTTCCGGCAAGGGATTTCACCTGTTTGTGTATGGTGAAGTTACTGATGACATTAGGAACATTCAAGCATTTTACAGAGAAGTGAAATCTTTGCTTGGTTCGGACTCTACTTTGGATGATAGAGTAGGGCAAACTACTCGGCTTAGGAGAATCCCCAATACGGTAAACTTGTCTTCTTCCGATGAAAACGGCGTTCCTTACTATTGTATCCCAATCTTTGAAAATGACCTAAAAACGGGGATTAAAGAATTGCGAAAATTGGCCTCCGAGCCTAGACTAATCGCAAGAAAAGTGACGAATAATTCACTTGTAATTTGGCCCGATTTGCCTCCTATTGAAATGGTAGAAGGAGAAGTCAAAGTTAGCAAGATTGAGGGCAATTTGCCCCTACTTCCTTGTTTGCATAATGCTATCATGGTGGAAAATCCTAGTCATATGGCTAGAGCATATCTAGTTGCTTGGTATCGGGATTTGCTAACTCAAAGAACAAAGTTAATTTCTACAGAACAGAAAAATGAAGTCTTGGATTTAATCATTGATGAAATAGAAAAGATTGCATCCATAGATGGTGTGTGGTTGGATTGGGATAAATCAACCACAAAAAGACACGCTAAGTTTACAGTACATGGTAATTATAAAACACCTAACTGTAAAACTAAATTAATCCCCGAAGGATACTGCGTCGGAAGATGTTGGAGGTATCCAAATTACTTAGATGAGGTGAAGAAATGATAATTGAAATAATTGTAGGAGTATTGTTAGTAGGACTGTTCTTGTTAATACTAGGAGGTAATGTAGCAATACATGATGCTATCCAAGAAAATATGGGCAAGATAGTTTACATAAACGGAATAACACTAAAACTACTAGCAGAAATTGTAGAACCACAAAACAAAAAATCATCGCTAAACCAAATTAGCAAATCTGTAGAAGACAAACACGGTTGCGTTGCTTGTTTTGATGCAGGAGGTATTTGTGATGAGTGTAATAAAAAAGTAAGAAATGTAATGGAGGAATTAAATTGAAATTTAACTTAAAGAAATGGATGAAACTAACCAAGTCACCAACATATTTTGACGATGACCCCGATGGAGAATATCCTCAACCCGAATTGATAATTCGTAAAGATGGTTGGGAAGTTTACATGGAAGGAGATAGAGTCTTTTGGAAGCACCCATTACACATGGGCGATTTCTATTATCAAGCAAAGTCGTTCTCTAATGAAGGGAGCGAGTTTCCCGAAGAATGGGATGAATGGCTAGTGTTCCTTTTCTTAGAAACAATGCGGGGCTACAGAAAAGACCAACCCAAAATCCTCACTTCGCTTAAATACCGGACACTTTTACAATGGACTGATTGACATGTTGGTTATTGATAGCAGAGAAAGAGCCGGTTCAAAATTGGTTGAATTGGTTGAGTATCACGCCAAGTACTTGTCAATTGAGATGGAGAAGAAATGGATAGAAGTTGGAGATTATGTCTTTGATGATATGTGTTTTGAAGCAAAATCTACTGTAGATTTCTTAGGTTCTTTGATGAATAAAAGAATGTGGAATCAAATAGATAACATGGATAGGCACTACAAACATAACTTTGTCGTAATTTATGGTTCCTTAAATGAAGCCGTAGAGTCAGTAATTAGTAATTCTAAAAGTAAAATGCCCCACGGCACAAGAGCATTAATGCTCAAGAATAAATTCTTAGGAGGTATTTCTAGAATTGCTTTAGATACTGATACCAAACCTCTTTGGGTGGAAAGCGAGAAGGAAGCGGCTCTTTTAATTACCGCTTTCTGTAAAGTTAAACCCTTAAACAGGGAAACTATACGACCCGAAGTAATCAAAAGAGTTACAACAGAAGATTTGCGTATTGATGTACTCTCTACAATTAAGGGAGTATCAGTAAAAAAAGCCAAAATGCTATTAAAGCAGTTTGGTTCCATACAAGAAATAGGACTCCACACCGTACAAGACCTCACTAAACTTGACGGCATAGGAGAAAAAACCGCATCTAGAATATTAGATGTATTATTTAGTGAAAAGAAGGTGAAAATATGAATGAAGATGAAATATATGAAGAAGAAGATACCGAAGTTGTAGGAGAAAAACTCCCATCATTGGTTAGTGAATGGATGAAAGAAGCGTTGAAGTATTCTAAATACAACGATGTTCCCGCCGCACTAACTTGTTTGGTTTTGTTAGGACAAGCAGTAAAGGATTTTGTGCATATCCCTAGAGGAAAGGGTAGCGACGATTCCCGCCTACACTTTGTTTGGATTCAAAACTCCGGCACAGGTAAGACGGCAATTATGGATTTCGTATTGCCTGTATCCAATATACTTTGGGCTAAGATTAACAAGTCACAAAATCTAAGACCTAGAGAAGTTATCGCTAGCGAACAAAGAGCAGAAAATCAAGGATTGGATGATTACGAAGAACCTACAAGTAAACCTCTAGAACAATACGATAATTTTGACATTGTAGAATATACTGATGCCGCTTTGATTGGATACCAAGAGCAGTACATTGACGATGACGGTAATAACAGATGGAACCACATCAAAGGAGAATTAGACGGACATGGATTAGCCCGTTGGGACGAATTTTCCAACTCCGGTATCTTCAAGCAAACACAGCACAAAGAAGGAATTGTCACTTACTTGAATACTCTATGTAACAGTCTTTGTGGTTCTTCTTGGGTTATTACTAAGAAATTGAAGGAAGGGCCAAAAGTTGAATGTCGTTCTCAGCGTTCTATTCTAGCAACTACCTTCCCTCCATCAAATCTTGATAGAGCGATTGTTGAAACAGGTTTATTTCAAAGGGCTTTGGTATTAGTAAAGCATGTACCGGAAGACATACAAAGAAGCATTCGTGAAACAATTGTAGCCAATTTTGGTGTTATTGAAGAGAGTAATATGCCTGTAGAAAGATTCGCTAATGCTCTGTTTAAGGTCTATGAATTGACTAAGAAACAATACGAAGGTACTGTAAATCATCCTAATAACAAAACGGGAAACCCCGATGCTAATTTGACAATACGATTTGCACCGGAATTCAATGATACTCTTCTCATGAGATTAACAGATATGGACTCTTGGAGCGATTCTGTAGTGGGCGATATTCGGGACATTGTGAAAAATTTCCAAACTAGATGGCTAGGTTTACTAGGTAAAATTGCAATTTTATGTTGTGTAGCGGAGGCTAATTCAATCCGTGATGAGGAAAAACGGTTCATTGTTAATGGAAGAAATGTTAATCAAGCGGCGTTTATTGTACGAAACTGCTATAAATCATTGATAGAGTGGTTAGAAATGAGCCTCAAGTCGGCTAACAAGGACGAGTTGAAACACAGGGCAAATGGAGCGTTTCTAAAACAATATCAAGAAATGGAGAAAGACGAAGAAGGATTCATTTCTAAGTCGGACTTATTGAAGGAAATACAGAAGCGGACAGGAAAAAGCCAACCCCAAGTGTACCGTGACTTTGACAAAATAAAAAATAACTTCTCAATGAAGAAAAAAGGAAGACAGACTTTCATAAAATTAAAGGGTGAATAAGATGAATTGGGAAAATACATTTATTGTTTTTGATGTAACAAAAGGGCCGAAAGTAATTATTGAATCTTTGAATACCTATGGTGAAGAAGGATGGGAATGTTGTTCCATGCTAACTGTAGCCAACACTAACATTGTTGCTTTCTTAAAGCGAAGAACAGATGAGCCGGTTGAAGCAGTTGATGAAACTCAACAGAAGATTAAACAGGCGTGGTCGGGCAATTCCAAGAAGTGATAATATGTCAGTTCTAGCACTAGACATAGAGACAAAAAATATGTCTCATGAAATTGGTGGGTTCGGTAATACTCACATGTTTCAAGTTTCTACCGTTGCTACTTGGGATGGTTCAGTAGGCACTGTATATGTTGATGAAGCAGTAGACACCTTCGCTAAATCGGGACATATTGTAAAGTCTCTAAGAGATTTAAAATACGACTTAGATGAACACCTACAGAAAGGTGGAGTACTACTAGGACATAATATTGCTTCTTTTGACTTGGCTATCCTTAAAGATTCAATGGATATTTACTGCATTAACAAGTATCTAAAAGATAAGAAGTACATTGATACAAGCAGAATCCTAACTAAGAGTCACGGAGAAAGATTTCAACTGCAAAACTTAGGAGTTAATACTCTTAATGAAAGTAAGTTAATGGAAAGTGCAGATGCTCCTAAACTTTGGAAACAAGGAGAGTATGATAGAGTAGTAGAATATTGTATGAAGGATACTAAAATCGTATATGATATTTGGAAGTATGGTCAAGAGAATGGTTTTGTCAAAGCCTTCTCAATAGAAAAAGAAGAATTTGTAAATTTGGAGGTTGATTGGTAATGAGTACTTGGGAATGGTTTGGAACCTTATTGTTTTGTTTGACTACTATTTTGTTGTTTTTTGCGGCATTTGGTGGTTCTAATTTAACGGAACAGTCAGTAGAAGACTACATGAGAAGACTAATGAAAGAAAACCAACCCGATAAGAAATGAGTTTAAAACAAACTTGTTCTTATTGCGGAGCAAAAACAATTGCAATAAGGATTCAAGGGTTTTACATTGGTTCGGATAAGAAGGTTAAACTTTGGGAATGCCGCAGTTGCGGCGGTATATGGAAATAAATTAGGGTCGTATGGCTTACCTTTAGGGGTGAGTCATGCGGCCCTTTTTTTCATTTTGGGCATTTTTTATGGATTGGGCGATTTTTTTAGCAGGGTCTAATTGCTCTATTTTTACTCCACAATCAAACCCCCATGCTTCTAAATGACCTACAAGGGTTTCGGTAGATAAATTCCCGCCACTACCTTCAACGAAAGGACAACCACCTAAGCCCCCTATACTACTATCAAATTCTTTTATTCCTGCAAATAATCCTGCTCTAACTAAAGATATAGCCATTTCTTCTTCTCCTTTATGGTGTAAATGTAGGGCGGGAATCACCCCTTCTTCTAAAGCCATTTCAGCAAATAAAGCGACTTCATTTCTTGTTCCTATACCCACAGTGTCGGAAAATACTACAGTGTTTCCAAACATCTTAGCATCTCTAATACAAGAACGAATTGTAGTCGGGGAAAAGGAACCACTGTAAGGACTACCAAAAGCCATAGATAAATAGACCCTAACATTTTCTTTTGGTACTTTATCCATGAATGTTTTATACATCAATACTATTTCGTTTCTAGTTTTACCCATATTATTTATGTTAAATGTTTCACAAGGAGAGAAAACAATATTAATTTTCTCTACTCCTATTTTTTTAGCCCTAATAAAACCTCTATTATTCATAACTAAAACAGAACCTTTCTGGTACACTTGCTCTGCGTCAGCCATTTGTGGTACGAATTTAGGATGAGCAAAACTTGTTTCTTCTACATGAGAGAAACCCGCACTATAAAGAGAGTTAATCAAATTTCTTTTGACTTCTGTAGGAACAAATGTTTCTAGCGATTGTAGACCATCTCTAGGAGAAACTTCTACAATTCTAATTTTCATGGTTGGCCTCTCCTTAGACCGCCCCAACACATTTCATCTAATTCTTCCCCACTTTCAAAAATTATGAAAGTATCAGTTGATGGCGGAGTAGCCAACCAAACAGTAACAAATCCCAAAATAAAGGCGGCAAAAAAATAAACTAATAGGCTCACAAGCAAAGGAGGGTGGTGTAGAAAATAAACTTTACTATCAGTTTAGTGTCATTACCATCCACTTGTTAGCATCAATACAAGTAATGTCATAGATTTTACCTAATGACAAAGAAAAGGGTAGTGAAATCCCCGCAAATTGTTCATCAACGAAAACATCATCCGAACCTGTTCTGTTTAAAGTCAAACCGCCCGCTACCTCTTTAGCAACAATACGGTATGTTTTACCTATGGGTACTGATTGAGTAGCATCGGGCAACATAACATCTAAGGCATTAGCAGGAACACCACCCGCAGGAGCAGATGCAATAATTAAGTCATCAGTCTCTAACACTGCATAAGCCGCCAAAGGTACAGGAGGGCCACCCGACCCCGTAGCAAGAGTTACATTTCTAATCAATCCCTTTCTTGATATTGTCCCTTCAACAGTTAATTTAGCATCATTAGAGGTAGCAGTTCCAATAGAGACTGCTTGTTGGGTACTATCAATACGCATAATTTCATTTGTTGCACTAGAAGTACTTGCTCTAAAAATTAAATCTTTATCGTCAATTATGTTATCAATATAACCATCTTGACTAGCCACTGATAATTTCAAAGACTGAGCAATAGTAGTATCTCCATCATCAGCCGACACTCGGAAAGTCTCATTAACAGTATTCGGTTCTAAAATTTGTAATTTAGAAGAAGTAGCACTACCATTACTAGACCTAAATAGCCGAATTGTTTGTGCGCCCGTACCCGCCGATTCTACATCTATGTCTAAAATAGTAGAGTCGCTACCTGCATTGTCTTTTACTTTCAATGCTCCGAAATTATCCGAGTAAGCAATAAGAGCAGTATATCCATCATTACCGTCTTCTTGTAGCCTTAATTCGGGGGAAGATGCTCCCATTATATGCACTTCTGCGGCGGGAGCATCAGTTCCAACACCTATCTTTCCATCGGAAAGTATTCTCATATGTTCAGTTGAAACTGTATCGTCGTTTTCGTCAATGGCGGCAGTACCAAAGGTTAAATCGGCTCCTTTATCGTCCGATGAGTGGTCTTCTGCCGCCAATGCCGCAATATAAGCAGATGCTTCTAAGACCGATGAAGGAACATTCCCATCCGTAGAATCAAAACCAATTCCCCCTAATAAATCATCATCGGCAGTAGAGGTATCTTTTCTCACTATCATGATACCGTTATTACCATCAGTACCCGTATGGCTAACTTGAAGGGCATTCATGGGAGTATCGGTGTTTATACCCAAAGCAGTAGAAGTCATTGTGTGTTTAACAGATGCAGGGCCGGTTCCGTCAGTAGTAGTACCATCATGGATAAAGAAGTCAATTGCTGAATTACCTGTATTATCCCCACTGTAAGTCTGTAATGCTCTATGCACCATAGCCGCTAACATCTTAGGATTATGGGTAGTAAAGTGTTGGTCGGTAGAAGTAAATTTATATCCGCCGTTATACTTATTAGTTGTGTTCATTCCATATTTACTTATTTCAACCCCTTCAATATTATTATCTACTGTTGTAGTACCATTATTAGTGCCTCCATCTACTCTAACAATAGGAGTTGCCCCTCCTACCACATGTAATTTAGTAGCAGGAGAAGCAGTACCAACCCCTACCTTCCCTGTACCATTTGGTACTAAGTTAATATCTGCATTAGTGGGGGTTGAAACAATATCTATGCTATTAGCATCACCTGTAATATTTCCCGATTCAGTATAACCGCTAGCATTATGTCCGATGCTTAATGAATTTTCATCCTTAGAAGTAGTTAAAAATTGAATATGTCTAGCGTCATAGTTTTCCCCACTAGTCAATCTAATAACTGCAATAGGTATCTCATCTCTATTTGTTAAATTAGGTACTAAATTTGTAGTTGCTTTATCTCCCAAAATCGCTAAAGCATTTGAAGAATTAACTACTAGTAAAAAGTAAGCATTCCCGCTAGTGGGTTCATCAAATGTAGAAGGTGTGCCTTGATTGAAAGTAGCCGTAGAGACTGCCGCCACTAATGCCCCATCTCTAAAAACCCTACCTGCCGCTACAACAAATCTACTGTTAGAAGCAACATCTGTTTGGGTAATGTTGAAATTATTACCATCAATGATTGCATAATTTCCTTGAGTAGCAGAATTCAAAGCATGATAAATCCCACTATGAGGAAAATCTGTTCCATCTCTTAGACCACTAACTGTAGGGTCTGTTCCCATTCTTGAAAATCCGCCGTTGTTATTACTTGCCGCCATGTTATTCCACCTCAATAGTTACGAAAAAGTCTACATCTCCCGAAGAGAAAGGCCCAATGCCTTCAAAGTTTATTCTTGTTAGCATTTTGGTATAGTCCGAATTGAAAATACCAATTTCTCTAATTGTTAGACCCGAAATTGAAGACCCCGCTACAGTAAATTTGAAATCAACAACATTTTCATCGGACAGAGAATTAACTGTAGCAATAACATTTGACAAGGGTACATCTAAGTTTGTAGCAACAGGACTTGTAGAATTGCCTCCTAAGCCTATTCTAGCCTTATCGTAGGTATCTTCTAGGTGCGTGGCGATAGCCTGTCTTGTTGAATCTGTAATCAATACTCTACCTCCCTTACTGTTGTGGTTGTTATTGTGCTACCCGATGTGCCGAATCCCATTTCTACTCCGAACCCAATTTCTTCCAAGAACCCTATACTAAAAGAACTTCCGCCCGAAGAAACTCTTGTCTGTATTACCAAACGGCGTTCATTGATTTTGATACTATCCAAGAAGGAAGCATTTTCATTTGCTTCTGCTAATTCTTTAGGTCTAAGCAAAGTCTTATTCTTTCTAGTACTAATTAACAATTCAGCGAATCTATCTTCTAGCCCTTTAGAGAATCTTCCTAATTGCAATTTAACGAAGCCGCTAAATCCATGCTCCATCTCCAAAATTATGTATTGGTTTTTCTCTATGTTTTCTCTAACCAACTCTAAAGAAATAATGTCTCCTGCTCTTAGGTGAGAAATTGCCTTCTGCCCTATTTCTATAGTTACCTTTTGATTCAATCTTGAATGTAATCTTAGTAACTCAGTTGCTCTTTTATCTGCATCTTGTTGTGTAAAAATAGTAGGCTCGTCTATTTCTAAAGTTTTCTTACCTCTAGACTTAATACTTCTTAAGTTTCTTTTAGTAGAAACATGTGAATTCCCATAAACAATTATTTCATTGAAGAAATCAAACAACACATCGGACTTACCAAAGTCACCGATTTGGAACTTGTCGTTTCTATCTGTTATGAATACCTTTGGATTGAGAGTAGAATTAGTTTTATTTCTAATTGAAAATACATCATTCTCGTAAATTAAAGCCTTATCCTTTCTCTCCAAGACATAATTCAATGAAGAAAACAAATCGGTGCTTTTGTAATTAGGTGCTAAGAAAAGAGGATAATCATTAGTATCCGAAAAAGAATATTCTATGTCATTAGTTTCTAATAAATCGTTTAGGATAGTTTCTGCCTCACTGCAAACATTGACCACGGAACCAATCATGGCTCTCTTTGGTCGTATCTTAACATTCTTTGATGTGGTTACGGAGAAAGTTTCGGACATGGAAACTATGCCTTTCATAGTTTTCATTTCACCAAACTCTACATATGAACCGTTACTAACACCTAAGTATTGAAATTCAGCCGAGGTTTTGTAGGTTGTATCTCCATCGGATAAGCAAAAAGAATAATTCTTTTCATAGAAATTAGCCGCATCAGCAAATACATAATAAGAAGAGGTATGGGTTCTCGGTACTATTTCATCTCTACCTACACCTAATGCTTGCATATCGGGGTCTACTAGAACATACATAGATAGTACCGCTTCGTTGTGTCCTTCGTTGTTATATGTATAAGACGGCCCTACAAGATTACCTCCACTACCCGAACCTTTGAGAAGTAAGTAATCTTTTGTGTTTTGATAAGTTTTGTCTTCAAATGGAATTTTAGTATATTCACTAGATAGAGTATTTAGTTTAATTCTGTTGGGGGTAAAGTTGTAAAATGTGGTTTCGTTAGGTTGCATAACTCTATAATATTTTCCTGCTAAATTCTTATCTACTGTTATAACATGGGTTAAAGTTGAATTGTCTTTATCTATTGCATGGCTCAAAACATATGCTAACTCTACCGGCATTGAGTTATTTATTCCTTCGGGATTTGCAGGATAACTAGCGTTGTTTGCACTACCTGTAGAATATTCATTAACATGCTCGGAGGCTAAATAGCACCCTGTTAAGTCCTTTACTAAATCTAGAATTTCTGTACCTGTTATTTTGTATTGGTAGGCACTATCACCATTAGGCATGATTATTGTTGTTTTAGTAACTGTGCCTAGAGTACTATCTAAATTAAGTCTAAACTTAAACCCAATAAATACTCCATCAGCGTCATTAGACCGAGGCGTTCTTTCTGTAGCAACACTATTTTTGAATGACATAAAATTGCTAGCACTACTTAATCCCATATTCATAGTAGTAATATGCAAAGAATATTTTCTTAAGTGAGTATTATTATTAGCAGGGAAAGTAGTTCCTTTAGTCATCATTTCATCAGCATCAGTAATACCATCCTCTACAGAAAATCTACCCAAGAAAACACCATGCAATTGATTTTGAAATATGGTATCAACAGTACTACTATCGGAATTTGGTAAAGCGTCTACCTTACTCAGCCAAGTACTAGGGTGATGTGCGGGAGGAATACCTAGACCTGTTGAATTTCCAATCCCCCCATCAACAGAAGAAGCAACATCTACTCCATCATTAAAACTTAAAGGTAGAATTAGATTGGAAAATTGATTAGAATGAATAGCAGTATTTTGTGGTGTAATTAAAGTATTACTTGCACCAAAAATAGAAATAAAGTCACTAGAAGTAGGAGCATAAGTATCATTATGCACAACTCCTTTCAAGAAATTAATTTCCTTTTCAAAGTTTAAGAAACTGCTTTCTCCACCGTGACCCTTAATAACAGTCCGATACATTTTATTAACTTTGAATAAAGTACCCGTATAAGCGGAACCACCGTTAGTAGGCACAGGGTTAGCATCTAAAGAAATAGTTGTCACGGAACTTTGATTACCATTAACAGTACCAATATAATTACTGTTAGAATCTACTAAAATATCGTCATCACTTACTGAAATGCTTATTGCTCCGCCTCCGATGGCCTGTACTGTTATCTGTGAACTACCATAAGAAGCCACCTCACAACCTAAAGAAGCAAAGGAATGATAAAAGTAACCTACTTCGGGTATGGTTCTATTTTCGGCAGGAGGTTTTTCGGGGTTGAATTGATTGAACGCTACATCAAATACTACCTCAGTCAATCTCATTATTCCTGCTCTCTTCAATTCTGTAATGTTTTTATCAACATCAATGATAGCGGCATCTTCATAACTTTCGTCCGTTAATGCTAATGATGAACCTTCAGTAGCCATTTTAGATTGTTTTACACTACCGGCAGTTGAGGTCGGTGAAGACATTAGCATCAATTTGAATTTCTTTAAATCGTCCTTAGCAGTAACAACTGAACTATTCATCAAACTGTCACTTCTATTACTTGTGTATGGAAATAAATCACTGTTGCTAAACAAAAATAGTCTACTTGCTTTAGAATCAAATTGTTCTAGAATGTCTTTAACACGATACCTACTACCACCCGATATTGCGGCTGAATCATCCGTTGGGTCACTACTAACAAAAATTGTGGGCTTAGTATGTCCACTTTCATATACATCATAATCAAAAAATAAGGAACCACTAGCAGGAAAGTTCCCTCTCATTTCAATTGGTAAATGTGGGGAACCCACCTTTCTACCAATAACGCTATCATAATAAGTACTAGAATCAATATAAGAACCGCCCCCTATCTTGTAGCCCGAAGCATAATACCCTAATTTACTACCGCCTAAGTAAAAATTAGAATCGTCTTTATTAGAAGTAGAAACTACCGCAGGAGAAACGAAATCAAAAGTACCTTTTTCTATGTGGGAAATTCTATACAGTGGTTGCCCAAACTTTTCCGAAGTAGTGCTTTTAACTCCATCTGTGTAAGTAGCCGCTATGTTGAAAGTCATCGGCTTATTATTACCGAAAAACGGGTGCAATAGGCTAACAAATTTACCTCCATGTAAATGCCCACCATTAACAAAGTACAAATCACTAGTATATTTTTGCTCTACACTAGAAGCAGTATTCAATATACTAACCACTTGACTTGCAGTATGCCCTACCCCTCTGTCTGTGAATATTCTCCAATTAGTACTTGTACTAGGTTTTACTAACTGAGTAATATATCCTGCAAAAACACCTGCTATGTAAACGGGGTCTTTTTCCGAAGGACTATTTGCTAGACCATCAACCTCTATGTATCTACGATTAGCACTATGAAGAACAACCCCTACAGTATTCCCTACTGTAACAAAGGTAGTGTCTAACACATCAGCATCATTGTATTCCAATCTTCCTAATGTCAAAGGAACATAAGGTGCTAACTCAAGTATAGTTTTTCCGTCTTTAGTATTAGAAGAAACAACTGTGAAATCCATCAAGGTATTTACAGGCTCAACTGATGAATAAGTAGTCCCGCCATCGGATAATACCGCTTGGAACGCTTCGTCTTTTCTTATGTTTGTAGGATTGTTAAGGTGGTATCCAATCGCTTTAGTGTCCGTAGAAGCAGAAGTACCTACTAAATCCGAATTACTATTGGAAGTATCTACACCACTTTCAAAGAATAGTCCTTTTTCAGTTGCACCTGTTAGAGAAGTAGGGAAGATAGAATTCCTATTGTCCGACGATAATGCTTTGGATAATATATAATTCTTGTTTGAGATTTTCCAAATCTCTTCTGCTTGCACTCCTCCCGAATCAATAGTAGAAGCAAAGGAAGCGGAAGTCAATGTGACTTCCAAAGGGTTAGTACCGTGGCTTGCGTCTTTGAATTCCTGTACTTGGCCTATGTAGGACATATTCTTATTTCCGTATTTAACAAATAAGTGGTCATTCGCTACAGGTTCTACAGTGACAGATGCTAAAGTAAACGCAGTACTACTAAACAAAACAGGAGCAGTACCGACCTTCTCCATAGAATTGTAAGGGCTATTACTAGAATAGATAATATCCTTACTGAAAGAATAGTTTTTATTTACTAAAGGAGAAATTAATTTTGAATAATTACTACGACCCGATATTTTAGTGAAGTTTTGTCCATTCTCTCTAACAGAATCTATCTGTTCAATATCTCCTTCAAATCTCTCTATCTCAATAGTGTAGGCTCCCTTAAAGAAACCTACAGAGGAAGATGCTTCATACAATGAATTATCATAAGAAACTGTAAGTGTTTTAGTTTCAGCATTTGAAGCCGTTACTGTTGCCTCTAATAGATTATTGAAAACTACCTTTAGGTTACTGCTTCTATTGTCTATTATCTTGAAAGTTGTCAAAAGATTACCTTTTGATTGACTCCAAGCCCTACGGTATAATCTATCTCCCGCAGTCAAAGTGTAAGAAGAAGTACTAAAGGAAGATTCTGTCTCTAATCTACTACTTGTTTCAAAGGTTATTGTTTGTTGTTGAGCAGAAAACAAAGCAATTGTTTTCACAATCACCATTCTGTTACCTACTTTCACTTCATTCCCAACAGAAAGTAACAAAGATAAATCATACTCCGTGTCAAAAACATAAGTTTGACCCGAAGTTAAAGAATTAACCTTAGCCTTTAATGCAAACAATTCGTGTATGTTAGCAGTGTGTACTCGGTGTCTTAGTCTCATTAAGTCAAATTCTTTAATTTTAGTTGGTAGGATTCTTTGAGTATCGTATAACTTAGCATCTGCGTAGCCTCCTTTATCTCCTATTGATTCCAAAACTGTAAAGTCCACTAAAGAAAAATTAGTATTTGCTTTTTCGGGAGAATAATTATAATGAATATATCTGTATGGGCCTCTTAATTCTAAGGTAGCGGCACTAGATGAAAAATAATTATCGGTATCTCTTCTAGAGTTAAAGAAACATTCATCGTAATCTGTAAAATCATTTGTGGGTAAAGTATTACCTTCGTTGGAAGTAACTGCGTTTTCAGTCGGGTCATCTAAATTCCTTAAATTATCTATAACGCTAGCCTTCATTGTGTATTTACTATAATCTAATATTCTAGTACTAAAGTCCTCTACAGTAACAAAACAGTTTGTTTGAGAAGGTGTAACACTAGCAGAACCCATATTACTATCATCGTATTTAAGATAATATTTTTTATTGTGGTCTAATTCATTTTTCTTATCTAGCCTATCGTTAAAGAAATAAAAGATAGGTCTTGCCGTAATGTAGGCTTTATTGTACCTATATCCGCCTGTTATTTCACTATTCAAAATACCTGCTGAAACTGCAATAACCGATGTATCAGTTTTAGCCGGCCCCTCAAAAACCATAAACTTAGTATCTCTAGGAATTTTAGTACCAAGTCTCGGTTCAAAATCAAAACTATCTCCCAAAACATCATCAGTATTTATCTCAGTTATTCTAGCAAAATGATGGGTTAGTGCATCGTCGGAATAAATTAAAACAAACCATTCCTTTGCTTCGCTAGATAGGGGGGATATACCATTGAGTCTTAGTCCCGTTTCGGAATTATTGTCATAACAATGAATTTTGTATCCTTCTGTATTGCTCAAATTAGAATATTGATGCCCTGCGGAATCTCCGCTTTGTAATTCTTGGACGAAAGTTCTAGAGACGGAAGTAGTAGGTTCTGTGCAAATGTATGCGAAGAGTCTGTTTGTAGTGGCTACAGTAGCAGAGTCCACAAGAAGCGGGTTCGTAGGGCAATTGAAATTAATGTTGTTTGTAGCATCATTAACCGTGGTAACTACGGTAGGGTTTGGTGATGTACCCTTCCTCATAGCATAAACAGTCATTCATCCACTTCCTCAAATCTAAAATAAAGTAAGGCATCCGTAAATCTTGGGTTTAATGAAGTCACATCAAACTGTTCTCTAGCCCCATTAACAAACGCAAATTCATGCAACTCGCCCATGAATTGATTGTTGAGTTTGGCCGAATTTGCTCCTGTATTTGCTGAACCGTTAGCCCCTAAATAAAAGTCTTCTCTATCAAAAGAAAAGTCAGTGCTTTGAGTGTGAAAGGTACTAGCAACTTCTACCCCGCCATAGTAGATTGTCATTTTCTTATTGAATTGATTGTATGTTGCGGCGACATGATGGACTTCATTTGCGTATAATGGGTTCTTGGTCGTAGGCACTACAAGAGTACTGCCGGTCAAATCGGGAGAGTATGCGCTATCTAAAGTGATGGTGGTAGTACCTACCACCGCTATTTTACCTACCAAAGCAACATCAAAGCCATTTTGAATGTAGAGCAGTTGGTCTTCATGGAAATCATTTGTAACGGTTGAATCAAAGGTTACTGTCGTGCCGGAGTTACTTGATATAGCGACTGTTGTAGCGGGTGCATAAGTCACTACACTATCAGCATCAAAGACACTTTTTGCGACAAAGGAAGCCCAAGCAATAGGCTTACCAAAAACAGGAGCAATAACAATAGGACTATCTAAAGTAATAGTGGTGCTATTTAGAGTCAAAGCAAACCGTATTTTGTATTGCGAAGGGTTGTTTAACGCATGGTCTGTAACATTTAGTAAAGAAAGTTTAGCCTTAGTACTATGGAATATTCTCATTTCATAGTTTTCTTTATCATTATATGCTAGGTATTTGAAAGAAGTATAATTATTTCTAGTAGTACTACTATCAGCAATTGATTTACTAATTCCACCCATTGACCTTTCCGAAGAAGTCGTTGAAGGAATACTAGCCTTCAAAGCATACCCGTTAATATCGTAAGGTGTAAAGGTAGATTCAATAGTAAATGAGTCTGTATGGTTCCAAATACCATAAGTAATATCATCACTAGAACCTCTTGAACCATCTACCCCTTTAGGAATATTATCGCTATAATCTATTTTAACATGGGCATTACACATAACAGGGAACACTAAACTTCTCTGCTTTCCTGTTAAAAGACGGTACATTGTATCACTCCAATGCTTCTTCTATTGTGGTTAATATGTTACCCGAAGGGAATACTGTGGCTACCTCAAAGGACAACGAAAAGGCAATATCAATAGTAGTAGAATCAATGGTACTATTAAAACTACGAACAAAGCCCTTTAGTCCATTAGAATATTCATTGGTAGGGAATGTATTGGGTTTTACTACTCCTTGATTGTCTAGAGTACCTGTAGTTAATCCTCCTTCCCCTCTAGATGCAAAGGTGAATGGGATTAATTGCGTTGCTCCTGCGGGTGTTCTTTGAGTATAATCCTCTTTAACCTTTGAATCATAAAGAAATACTAATTCATTAATCGCTTGGTAAGGTTGAAGCCCCGTAGAATCAATACTAGAATGAATTAATTGAGCAATCTCAATAGCAGTAAAGGTTCTACTAATTGCATCTGCATCATCACTAAACTTTTTCACTATAGTATCTTCTAAAATATACCCATTAACGCTTACTGTTTTAGAAGCCATACCTAAATCTAATGCCGCAGTTACAGACTCTCCTTGTAATATTCCACCCAAAGGAACATCTATTGAAGGGATTGTTTTAGTTGTTGAAATATCTACACTAGTAGCCTTTAGAGGAATAATGTTCGTAGTCAAGTCGTTACCGTTTGCGCTACCTGCGCCTAATTTTAAAAATACATAGTGGTCAGGCATTTAATCACCCTAATGTTCCTCTTGAAGAGGTTGTTCTATTCACTTCTTTGTTAATCATTTGACCAACCTTAGTAGCAATCTGTCTTAATTCTGTATCGGAGGCTCCTATTCTTCCTTGAACATTGACTGTAATGTTGTTAGTAGCCCCACCCGAAAGCATCTTTCTTGAGTTTCTATTAGAGAATACTCTAGAGCCTTGTGGTAAGTTCACCAATTCCGGCCCTCTTTCTCCTACAAGAGAAAGACCGGAACCTGTAACTCCACCGCTAGCGAAGGGCCAAATGTCACTTATTGTTTCTTTTATATCATCAATCATTAAAGCGATTCCCGAAATAGCCCCTACCAAAGCCGCTATACCTATTGCAATAAAGGCAGTAGCGGGGGCAATAGTCCCTGCAAAAACAAGCAGTCCGGCAGTTAATATAGCCAAAAATGAGCCAATAAAAAGTGTCCAAAGGGCTATAGTTACTGCATTATTTTTTGCTTTTTCAGCCAATGACTCTAATTTATCTATAACCGTACCGAGTTTTTCCGACAAAAACCCCTTAATAGTCCCCAATACTCCCGCTATAACAGAACCTAATGTTGCTAGAAGTAAAGAAAACAATACTGATAAAATACCTCCGGCAATCTCTAAGATAGCAAAAAAGACTTCTTTCATGTTCTCAAAGAAACCACCCTCACCTCTAAAAACACCAATTAATCGTAAAACTCCATCTTTAATAAGAGAGAATCCCTTTGAAGCAATTTCAAATGCTACTTTTAAAGTGCTAATAACAGCACTTAATCCTTCTTTAAAGGCCTTTGATTTGAAAAACATTAACAATAGAGGAACAAGCAAAGTACCCAAGAATAAATATTTACTTAGCATTAATGCTACTGCTCCAACGCTTTTCAAAGATTTAAGAACACCGAACTTTTTTATTTTATCGGACTGTTCTTCGTTTCTCTTGAACATTTTTAGAAAGCCCTTGCCTAGTTTTCCCATAGCAGTAATTCCGAAGAAATCCTTAGCCGCATCCTTCCTACTAACTTTATTTCCTTCACTATCTACGCCCGATATAAGATTCTTAGCAGATTTATAATCTCCTTTTAATCCTCTAAGTAAACTAAGTAGTGGGCCTCCTTTATTGGGGTCGCCTACGGAATCCATCAATTTACCAATAGACCCCGCAAGAATCTCTACTCCATTCTTTATACGGAAAAACATAGGAACAAAAGCATAGCCTAACTTAAGAAAGGTTTTCAATTGCACACCTATTATTGGTATTTTTATATTTTTAGGCTCATTTAATGCGTCGGCCAATTTAGTAAAGCGACTTTTTGCTTCTTCTACTGAATCATTAACTTCTTCTTGTGCCTCTGCTACTTGGGCTTGCGCTCGCATTAAAGGGTCATAAGCACTAACTAAACTCTCTATTTGCCTAGTTAATTGCCTAATATCATTTGCCGCCACCGTTCTTCACCTTCTTCATTTCTTGTTCTATTGTATCGGACTTGAGTTCTTCAAAGTTTCTATGTATGTATAAAAAGTCCATTACCATATTAGCGGGCATCTTCATTATTTCTAGCGGGCTTATTGATAAGGCTTTACTGAGCGTGTATGTGATTAAGAGAGAGGCAGTAGGAAGGTCTTTTGGGCCTTGCCTAATTGCATCTCTCATTCTTCGTTTTTTTCTCCATCCTCCGAAAAGGCATCCAATGGATTAGGGAGTATTTCTTTTAGTTGATTTCCGATATACGGATTCAAACGGATTAATTCAATTGTGGTCAAACTTGGTTCTGTTCTAACTACAAATTTTTCTACCAAATATCGGTACATACCATTCAAGTCAATGTCTACGCCTTGACTCTTCGCATCTATCTTCATAAGGGTAGTCAAGGCTTTTTCTACTTCTAACCAAGTGGGTTCTCTAACCCAAACCTTGAGGCATTCTTCACTTGTCGGTGACACTTTCAATGAGTGACACTTCTCTTCTGTGTGTGCAAAAAGCACTGATTTATCTTTTACTGTATTCATTTTATCCACCTTCATAAAAACTAACAAACAAATAATGTTAGTGGAATGTTTATTCTTCTTCTGTCTTAGAGACTTCCTCCTTTGACGGTGGAGTTTCCTTCACTGCCTTTGGCTTCCTACCCCTCTTCTTAGGGGCAGGTTTTGATTTTGCTTTCTCCTGTTCTTCTAGAAGACGCTCACGGTATTGTTTCCTTTTTGTGTAGCGGTCTACACCTTTTACTTCAACCACTTGCTCACCCCTGCAAGACCCAATGGGTTTTGACGGTGCATCCACTAGACGCTAAGGAACGAGGAATGATTGTAGCATCTACGACTACGGCTCCTTTGTCTTCGGGAATAGGCCAAGAGTTTGTAGTCAAGTAATAGTTATCAAACTTCAAACGGATTTGTTCTTGGTTTGGTTTATCAAAGATTAAATCAATCACTGCTCCACTATCACCCGATTGGTTTTCGTCATTGTTTTTCAACTCATTGAATAATTTATCATCAGTAACTAAAGCACTAAAAGTCAATTCGTAGGTTCTTTGTGCAGGAATAGCATCCTTAACATTCCTACTACCAATACCAATGAATCTTTTATCAGTAAGAGTATTGTTCATTGTCAAGGAGAATTGGGTAATTCTCATAAAGTCTTGTCCGAATAAACTAATAGAACCACTTGAAAAGAAGAAAGGCTCCAATAGTTTATCATCGGAAGCGAAATTCTTGAAAGCAGTTTCGTCAGTAACAGACCTTCTAGCCGCATACTTCTCCGTCTTCCCTAAACTGTGAACCTTACGAGGCATACAATCCATAGTCATTTTCAACTCTTCGTTTTCATTAGCAGTCATTGTAAGAGTGTTTACTCTGTTGCCTGTAGCAATAAGAACAAAGTTAGTATCTTCATCAGCATCAGCAGTATTTGTACTGTAAGTGTTTGTAGATGGTAATTTAGAAAAGACTTGTTCCATAGCAAAGGAAGGCAAATCATCCCCATCCTGCTCTGTAAAGGTGTAGGTAATTGGGTTATCAATAAATCCGTCAGCACCAACTGTAGATTCTGTTAATTGGTCTAAATCTGCGAAGGCATCTTGCCCTTCCAAAAGCGGAGGGGTCATTACATTGTCTATACTTCTGTAAAACAACGGCCCTGTGTCAGTAAGACTAGAGCCATGCAAATAATATTTATTTTCGGAGGTAACATCTCCTGCGAAGGCACTATCGGGGTGAGTACCAGAGTCTAGAGTAGCACTAATAGAAGAACACTTACCAAAGAAATAGTACAACCAAGCACCATGATTAGCAACAATACCAATGCTTGCGTTACCTGCCGTTTCTATTCCTTTGTATTGGTGGGTAAAGTTTCTGCTTCCACCCACAAACAAATTCTGTTGTTTGAATTCTACATCAACAGAAGGGAAAGTTAGGGACTCTACAATACCCAACCAATTGTCGGCGTTTAGATGTTTTAGGTTTGAAGTACCGCTTTCCGCAGGACATGGTGCGCCATATCCTTTTAAGTGGAAAAAGTCAGTAGCAGGAACAATAGTTGCAGTTATAGCAGGGTGAAAAGTAATGGTTGTAGCGTCATTAGATGTTACTCTATGCGAAGAAGTGGGGGTAGTTCCTCCGCCATCATAAAACTCCAAAACACAACCAACATAAAGGTCATTGACCAAATCAAAATTGCCTGTAAAATCACCATGCAGAGTTAATTTATTTCCTTGTCCCGAAGGAAGTACGCCGTTTGTATCGGTTAAAGCCGTACCCGCCGTTCCGTGAGGTTTCAAATAAATATCTACTTCGGGAACAAAAGTTACCGATGTGCCGCTTCCTAAAAATATATTGTTGTTGGTCATAATCCCACTTCCTTACTTACAAACTAAGGGACTGTTTGAGCAAATCTTTTCGCTTCTAAATTCAATTTATATCCGAATAATCGTTTTGCCCTATCATTAGATTCGCTTCTCGCCCCTAAAAAAAGTTGATTAAAACATGAATTATCCGAAGATTCGTACCCCCTACGCTTGCTCTCAATTGCGTGACGGGTTATCAAGTATAAAGCCCTTAGCCTATCTTTGCCGAAATCTGCGTCTGTTCCGGCTCTTTCATCTTGAACCGTTCTAATATGTAGAGTAAAAGAATAGGTTTCATTTCGTACATCATAAAACACCGTAGGATAATCCATTGTATTAGAATCCTCAAAAACAATAATTACATCTTTAGAAGAGAGGTCATATCTAACACCCTTATTCTTCTCAATAGAACGAACATCAATTAGGTTAGGTTTTCCCGAATGAGAGACATTTATTGTACCTGCACTAACTAAAGTTGTTGCAGAAGTAGACCATTGATTGTCTAATAAATCAATCACTAAACTAACTTCATCCATTAATTACTGCCTCCGCTTGTTCTACTATTAGTTTTTCCATGTACTGAATATATGCTTCTTCTGCATTTTTGATAAGTTCGTCATTTGTAAAAGTTAAATCTACCCCTAATAATCTAGAAACTTCTAACATCTGTATGTTTCTTTGTTTTTCCCTCTCTAGAAAATCAGTAAAAACCTCAGTTGCTTTTTTAAATGACATATCAATCAATCAAATAAACTAAATCTTTCTTACCGTCTAAGATTTCCATACCCTCTTTTCTTAGAATATCGTACTTTTCCTTAGTGGAAATATTAGCACCTGTTTCAGCAATAAGAATAGTTTGGTCATCATGCCGTAGTATTTCTGCCGCAACCAATTTAGTAGCGGCTTCATGAATTGCAGAAGGTACTCTTCCATCACCTGCAACAAAACTAACAATAACTGAATTTTTTCTGTGGTAAGGATACTTCTTATTGAAGAAAATACGACCATCACTACCCATCATCCAAAAGTCCCCTAGTCTTTTCATTTCCTGCTTATCAGTGAAATTAGTAACCACGCTATCGGAAGTTTGCCCTGCTTGGTCTGTAACCGTAAGAGTACAATCCGAACCATCCTCGCCTTCTAACAGACTAGAAATATGGACTAAGGTTCCGTCTTGGCTATCAGTGTAAGCATAGAAAAAATCAGAAATAGAATATCCATTAGTCAAAGAAGTGTTTGCTTTTTCAGCAGTGGCTCCCGTAAACTGTGCAGTCCTAGCAGGAAACTGTTCGTTAATCAAAGCAACAATTTCCTTTGCCGTAGTCTTTGCTCCAAAATTTAAATTGAATGTCTGTGTGGCCGACTTACCGCCTTCCCCACTATAAAATAAATCCCAAGAATCTACTGAATTAGGTAGAGTCAAGGTTAGTTTTCTTATCTTATTATATTTGGAAGTGTCCAAACTAATACTTGCTTGAGCAGAAGCCAACTCTCTGTAATTGGTTCCTTCCCAAACTTGTAGACTGATAATCTTTCTAACCTTCATTTGGTTTAATTGAACAAACCCTACATAGCCACTGTAATATGAATTTATTGGGTGATGAGTAAATTCAAAATCACGAAACTCATCCTTCCAAATAATAGGTCTAAAGGAACGGTTTATTTTATCATCAATGATTCCTTCTGTTCTTTTGATGATAGCACCTATCTGTGCATCCGTAGGATTAGTAACAGAAGTAAAAGCAGGTATTTGTAATAAATCCGATATAGATGTTTTATCAGTATAAAATCCACGACCTTGTGAATAATCTACATTTATGTTGGTATAGTCACTAGGGGATGATGATACAGGCATACTTAGACCTCCAATGCGTCTTCTAAATCACTAAGATTAGAAATGATTTCATAAAAGAAAGCGAGTACTTTTTCTCTAGTTTCTGTAATTTTTTGTTGGTTTTGGTTGAATATTTTATCTCTCAACTCTTCTTCTCTTGTTTGTCTTGCTTTGGGAGTAAGGTCTTGGTATTTGGCTCTAGCACTTGCACTTAATTCATCTTTCCAAGCATCGGGTTGTTTTAGATTAATTCTGTCTTTATCTATAAAATCTGGAAAGGGAATATTCGTTGATACTCTAGGTTTAAGCAAATTGTCTTTCTTAGTTGCACCCGCAAGTCTAGGCAAAGGTGGCTTAGTAAATCTAATTCTACCATATTCAGTAAATACTAAATCGGCCACAATTTGTACTTCGCCTGTTCGTGGGCTTACCTCCGACTTAGGCTTAATAGTACATTCAACCTGCATTAGTTTAGTAAAATCAGTTAGATAATCTATGAAATTATTTTTTTGGTTGTCAAATATAGCACTTAAAAATAAATCAGCCCATGCTTTTCTGTTTAGGTTTTCTTTTAATGTGGCGACTAATACTTCAATTGCAAATTCACCCGTTTCTACTTCTTCGTAATCAAAGTATTCCTCAACTTGGTCTTCATCTAGATTACCTTCAACTACAAGTTCACCATTGACTACCTTTAAGGTAGCAAGAACCACTGTTTCTTCAAATATATTAGGGGATAATTGCTTATGTTGGTTTAAATAATCATCAATCCATAATTTACTAGGTTTGTATCTTTCTAGTACTCTTCTTGTAAATGGTATATCACTGAAAGATATTTTATTGTTTTCTTCATCTACTTCCATGTCATCTAAAACAGTATCATACAATTCATCAAATTGTGTGTTAAAGCCCGTATCCTTAATTTTGTCTTCTAACTCATCTAGTGATATTTTTTCGCTAGGAGTTGTTAGTCTTTCATATGCAACAGTTTCTTCACCCATAGATAGTAATTTATTTCTCTTATCAGTATTAGCAATGTCTTTAATTGTAAAATTCATCTTATCAACAAGTATTGGTATCTTCTTGTCAATCTGTACTATTTTATCCAAGTCCGAAAAACTCTCTGTTTTTAAATTTGCTAATTGTTCTCTAAATTCCTTTTTAGCATCATCAACATTAAACTCGTATTCCGAACCTCTATTCAAATCTTCCAAATCCTCAATCTTCTCATCCAATTCTTCATCCAAAGAAACAGAAGAAACCTCCGTGTTACCATAAAACAATTTTTTTAATAACGATAATTCGCCATATTTCACAACATCAAAAACTTGACCTGTATTGTTTAAATGAATCGGAATGAACATTTACAATCCTCACATTAACCACTTGGCCCATGCCGCACCCTTTTGGATAGCAGAGCCTAAATGCAATCCACTTTTAGGAGGCTCGTAACTAGTTTGCCCTGTTTGTGGGTCTACCCAAAACGGCCTACCGTATCCATCTGTCCCGCTTGGTGGTATTGGATACCCACTACCATTATTTACTGCGCCTTGCACTTGGTTATATTGTTGAGTTTGTCCTGTCACTCCGGCTATAGCCACACCTGCTGATGGAGCCATCGCTTGTTGGTATCCTTGTTGAGGGGAAGCAAATCCTTGTGATTCTAAATACTGTTTCTTAGCCATCTTTCTTTGGTTGATTACTTCTGTATCAACCGCAGAATGAAGAATTGCATTAATATCTAATTGAATATTTTCAGCAGTAATCTTTTCATATTCTCTTAAACAATCGGGGTGAACAGTGGTTTTACCTGTAGTAGAATCTTGAACAAATTCTAATTTAGCCAACATTTGACTTACTACTCTTTCTGTAACATCTTCCATTAGTTTTTCTAATGCTCCTAAAAACTGAGAGCCATGATATTGAAAGAATTCTTCCACATGGTTATCTTGTAAAGATAGTAGATTATTTACATTCTTGAATTGTTGGTCGTTTTGAGCGTTTACCGCACTTAATACTGTTCCATTACTTGTTCCAAATACCATGTTATTCACCCTTTCCTTCTATTAAAAACTGCATTCTTTCTAATGATGTTCGCATTTCTTGTGATAGTCTAACTACTTCTTCGGGGGGTGTTTCTTCTGTTTTATTAGTAGGGGGTTTTAGTATCCATCCTGCCGAAGTTAGCGAAACTACATCTGCCTGTGATAGTGTGGTAAGCGGCCCCTTAGATAAAACTTGGGGCATTCTTGGTCTAGGAATAAATGCTTTAAAATCAAGACCGTGTTCTTCTGCTAGTATTTGTTGTTGTAACATTTCCATTTGTTTATGTGTTGCCGAATGCTTATCGCAATATGTTCCTCGCATAGGACGACCCTTTTCTACATGGGTCAAAGGGATAGGAGGCCGCATATAATCCCCCGACTCCCATACTTTATGCGCTCCACAAACAACACACCGTTCCTTTAAATTAAATTTAAATCCATATCTAATAAACAAAAATTTCTTTTTTTCGGCCATTAGTACTTGCTTGATTTCCTTTAACTTCTTTTTAGGTTTAATATTCTTAAACTTATATTCTTCTACAGGGCCACTTGCTCTTGCTTGCATTAAAGGCGACAAAAACAAGTTGCCTGTTTGTGGTGATTGCGCCCCTATCAAATTCGGTTGTTGGTACATATTAATCAATAATCCTTTATCATTGTTGTAACGCCACGATAAACCATCTCCGGTTGCGACTTAGCCGATACTATGTATTTGAATGTGGGAATCCCTCGTTCATTTAGTTTTTGCATACCATAATGAAATGGTTCAAAGATAGGATGGTCTTCTATATCACCATCATGTTTGTATTTTTTTCCCCACATATCATACTTATTAGCCCAAAGACCTATCGCCAAAGGGTATTCTTCTGTTTTTTTCTTTTTTCCATTAGGCCAAGTGGTTGAACAAATACCATCTACCAAAAACTTCCATGCTAGTTGATGGTCTAAATTTGCTTGGCTATCTAAATGTCTATGGTCAATAAGAAAAATAATGTATTTGACTCTTCTTTTTTTTATATCTCTAAGCCATTGTCGCCAATAAATAGACTCGCCCCCCATATCAGCAGTCTTTAAGGTATGAACATCACCGTCTATTTTTACTGTTTTTCTTGTTGGTCTATGGACTCCTACTGTTCTTTCTTTTATTTGAGGGACTTCGCCTCTAGTCCTTAACTGATGATGTAAAGTAGTTTTACCTACCATTGTTGCTCCGTATACTCCAAAATTAATTGCATGTATTTTCTTGTAAAACCCTATCACTGCTTCTCCTAAAAGAATAGCAAAGCCTGTCATTACTGACATTTTAATGACTCCATAAACCTGTTACTTTGTCTATTAGCCAACCCATGATATTTATATCAAAAACACCCATGATATTTCCTATTAATAAACAAGACAAGCCAACACAAGAACCCCAAAACCATGCCCTCATTCTCATAAAGAACATATCAGCAGAATGCGCTCTCTGTTGATTGTACGCATAATCCGAGTCGGAAAAACCCATTAAGTCGCTCAAGACCACTTAACCACCTCACTGTAAGGTGGCTAAAAATTCATTTCCTATGCCGTCTTCTGCGTTATAAGTAGCAATTTCCGGTACTCTAGTAGTATTGTAGTCTGTTTGGAAGGTCTTTAGAGAATCTTGCATTCTCTTTCTTTGTTGTTCTTCCTTGTTCTTAAGTTTCCAATAAGCCTCAATTCTTCTATCTAGAAGTCCTTGCTCTATGTAATCATTTAAGAATAAATCATTGAGAGCCTTCATAATTAAAATAGCACCCACTGTAATAAGCCCAAATAGAACCCCATGTGCTAAGTGCGTGTATGGAAAGTTAGTACCATATTGTGCATAAAAGAAAACATTTGCCCCACTAACTACCCCTACAAAAAGAATAGTCATGATTAGCCTAGTGTCGGTGTTAAGTGCCGCCATTGTACCGCCTCAATTAAACTCCACTGAGAAAGCACATTGAGATGCGGCATTTGGTGGAATAGGTTGAGTCAATTGTGCAAATAGTCCTTCTCTAGCCAAAACACCATGCATGTCATATTCTACATTAATGGCCCCTGTATGGCCTTTAAAAACAAATCTTGCTAATTCAGTATTACCTGTTAGAGTAGCATCCTTAGAATCAAAAATCTTTAGAATGTATTCGTCGGAGCCACCTACAGTACAAGTAATATGAATACTTTTCAAATTACATGCGTTTTTACAAATTATTGTGTCTCCTGCGAGAACACCACTTGACCTTGAAGCGTCGGGCATAGTATCACTTATCTATTGCTAGAGTCAATGTCTTAATGAAGGTTTTGGCCTTCACTTAGTAACTTCTTGTGCCTTTTTGTCTTTCTTAGGCGTGGTTTTCTTTGGTTTAGTGACCTTCTTAGGCTTTGATTTCTTTTTAGGAAGCAAGATACCTACTACTTCATTAGGTTCGCACCTTAATGCAACACTAAGCATAGTAGATTCTCTTTCCGGCAAAGATTCTAATTCTACTCTATCCGATTCGGAAAAAACCACTACGACATTTCTACCGCCGTAATAATGAGAGGCAACAAAGGCCGAGACTTTTGTAGACTCAGCCTTTGTCACTTCAAATTTTCCTTCTCTTCCTTGTAGTTTTAGAGAATCTGCCCAACAAGTTTCACTTAATTGGATAGTAGCCAAAAGACCACCTCAAATATTTCCCCAAACTCGGACTCTAAATTGCATACCGGAGTGTGTACCTCCGTCTGCAACCTCGGCAGGTGTAGCCTGTAGGTTTTGCACAATTAACATTGTAACGCTACTGTCGCTAGTATAGGCTCCTGTAGTACCACTCATGACGAAGGTTGGATAGAATAGAACATTTGCTATTCCTGTGTTGCAGATTGCAGTTATTTTAGCCAATCCAAAATCGGATGCACTAAGTACAACACCGGAAGCATCGTATGTAGAAACATCAATCATAGCATCTACCATGTATTCATCACCAATAACACTAGGGCGGGTCTGCCCTTTATGGTCGGCTAAAAGCGCAACTGTGTAAACTTCTTCTGTCAATTAAAACACCTCAAGCCACATTCGTGATTTTACCTTGTCCACGGAAGAAGGAACAACCTGTTTCACCGATGGTACGGTAAAGGGCTTGGTTTCCTAGACGACCAACACCGAATGGGTTTCCATTGGAAATACCATCTTCAAAGTATTGTGTAGGCTTCATAACAGAAAGCCACAAATGGTCAGTATCAAGGAACAACAAGTCACTAATTCCACTATCGGAAGCGTTACGGGTTCCACTCATTTCCTTAACAGGGATGAGAGGAATGTCGTAGTATGTTGCAACACGGAATCCAACTTCTGCTCCCTTAATTCCACGAACACCATTAACAGTAGGAACAATTTCCTTTCTGTCCATGAATCGCTCTTGGGATTGTAGCAAGTCAGCAATTGCTTGGATGGTATCGTATCCTGTTAGGATAACCTTTGGTGAACCACCGGCAATACGCAAGTTTCTAATCATAGCGTTAAGCAAAGTCAAAGTTAGTGGGCGAACCGAAGATGCCGCATAACTGCTGTTGAAGTCTACTTCTGCATCTAGGAAAGAAGCGGCAGTGTGTCTCTCATCACCGTAGATTTTACCTAGATTGTTAGAAGCACTAGCCACATCAGTACAAAGAACGCTATTATCCATAGCAAGTATTTCATCTCGGTTAGAGACAATCTTAAGGAGCGAGGTATAATTGTTCTCAATATCAGCAAGAGCAGACACTTCTCCATAGAATTCAAAAGGCATAACGAGCATCTTGTTTTGTGCTTCTGCGTGAGCCTTACCCATGTCTTCACGGATAATAGCACGAATATCTCCCAAACCATCGTCAATTTGAGCCATTTCCATAGCCAATTCCGATATATCAAATTGGTGAGCAATCGTCTTAGGACTCATAAAGAGTTGAGCGTAGGTAGGAGCCATGCTTCCTAGACCGTCAGCCGCAGTAGAAAGTGCCGCATTTTCACGAACACCACCGATTTCATCTGCATTAGGTTGGTCGGAACCAATTCCACCGCTACTACCGTCACTTCGCAAATCAAGAACTGATGCACTACCACCAAAGGGTCGGCTCTTAAGAATTCTCCAACCGCTTGAAGTGTAAGGTCGCTTTGATAGCATAGCCAAAGCATTAACTTCTCTGTTAAGCATTGACCAAACTTTCTGTCCGTATAGTACATTATACATTCCGGTAGAAGTAACGGAAGTTGTTCCTGCCGCCGCAGTACCCGCAATATCGTGTGCTGTGTGTAATCCTTGTACGACTCCTGCTTGCTTAAGGAGGGAATTTCCTCCAAATGCAGGTACTCCGTATGTTGCCGCCTCTAAATCTCTAATTGTGTTAATATATGTCATGCTTAATCACCTCAAATATTTCCGCTAACCATCTTGTGAATGTCGCTCCAATCCATGTCAGCAACTTCCTCTAGGGAAAGCACCTTAACTTCTTGTGCGGCTTCGTTGGCCTTGCGAATTTCTTCTGTTCCTTCTGTCAAAGACTTACGAAGGTCACTAAATTGCTCACGGAGAGCAGTGATTTCTGATTGTGCATCGTACTCGGACTTTGCAACCATTTCTTCACGGTTAGTAACTTCACTAGCAAATCTCTTAGTGAAGGAGTCTTGCAAATTATCGTATGCAAGTTTTTCCATTTGCTCTGCTCTAAACTGAGCATAAGCCTTTTCAATGTTTTCGGGGGAAAGGTTTAGAGTATCAAATTCTCCGTTACCGAATGCTTTTGAAACCATACCTTCTTCTTCTGCTTGTGAAGAACCTGTTGGTTTTCCACCGCTTACAACAACTCTTTCAGCAGGTTCACCTGTTTCTACAGAGCCGCCGTCAAGCGTAGCAGTAGGAGCCTTACGGGTATCATCCATATATTCTCCGCCCATCATTTCTTCTTCGTCTCCCGCCATGTTTTCCATTTCGGGGGCTTCTTCTTCTTCTTTACGGAGAGTGTTCACTTCTTCTAGAAGTGTATCCAATTCCGCCAATGCTTTTTCCAATTTATTCATGTTAGTCACCTCTTGTTTGAGTATGTCAAATTTCGCTTCGGGATTTATTCCTTTTTCACAGATTGTTACTTCGTGCAATTCAAGTTTGCTAATTTCACTAAATTCGCCTAACTCTTCACTGCGCTTTTTTACTTTCTGTAATGCTTGTCCTCCAATGCTAAAAGACCTTAATGTTCCCTTGCGAATTCCTCTGCCTATTTCTTTGGCTTTTTCTATGTCGTCCCTTAATTTAATTACTACAAAAAATCCTACATCATCTACTTCGGTTTTCCATAGTCTTCCATTTGAGTCTCGGTAATTTTCTACTACTTCTCCTACTTGGACATTTGAGTGGTTTGTCATTACATTTCGGAAGTTTTTTTGTTCCATAAATTTGTTTACTGCTTCTTTAAGTGATTTTAAGGTAATCAAATCATTTTGTTTATCTACCATTTCAATAGAAGCATATCCACCTATCATTAATTCGTCGCTTTTGATTATTTGAAAGTCATCAAATCGTTGCGCCTTAATGATTGGCGACATATTACTCAAACCTTCGTTCTATAATTGACTATATAGCCTTATCGGATTTTTATTCTAATTTTAGAGTTTTGTACTTATCTTCATAGATATTCCAAACGCCTTCGTCTGTATCTTTATCTACAGGTTTTTGCTCATATCCTGTCCAAGCAACCCAACTTTCCTTATCCTTAATATCTACTACTCGGAAATGTAATTTAGTCTCAAACTTATTACCGTCTAAAATGTACTCATGGTATCCATGCCTTTGAACACCTACCTCTACATCTCCTTCGTCTATTAATTTATGAGTATCTTGTTGCTCGGATATTTCCGCAGGATACTTTACTGCTTTACCAAACAATGCGAATATATCATCATCAGTTTCTAAATCAATAGTCCACATCAATAATTCTTCTTTATGCTGTACTGAAAAATTAAGGTTGCCGTCCTTTCTCAAATAAATTTTAAATTGAGAAGGCTTCTCTTTAATTATTTTAGAATCGTCAATTGAAACCTTACCGTTGGATATTGATATGTCTTCCCTACGGTTCAACCAATCGGGTAGTTCTTTCTTATCGCTTTCTAATACTGTTTCGTATTGGCTACCATAATTCCTAATCAAGAAGTCATGTACCTCTGTTATTGGTTGTGGCCCCTTTCTTTTTATTAGATTGATAACTCCCACATATATTTCCGATTGTAGACTTTTCATAGTTTCTTCTGCTTCCTTTTTCCACATATCTAAATCATGAATTGCATTCTTAGCCATAAGATTAGTTTCTTTAAATCCGTACAAAGTAAAGCCATCCATGCTTTTAGCAATCAAAGTTGCAGTGCCGTGAATTCCATCACTGATTGTTATTCCTTTTTTCAAAGCCATAGTTTTGTATTTAATACTAGGTTTAGTATCTTGAGAAAGCATTTGTAAAGTTACTATTTTGTCGGGTAATTCAACTTCGGGTATTTCAATAACCTTAGCCGAGTAAAGAGTAAACCTACCATTATCCTCTCTTACCTCATCTACTTTGACTCTAATAATTTGGCCGACCTTTGCATTAATCTTAGTATTAAGTGCCTTACCAACATTCATGTATTTTCTATCGTTCTGTTCAACAATGTGCTTACCTTCGTCCTCATCATCAACTGGCCCTGCTCCTAAAGTGTAAGAGTAAAGACCGGACTTAGTAGATTTCTTGTCTAGAACGACCATATCTAAATCTACAAACTTCTTCCACTTAACCCACTTGGGGTTTTTCTTAGTACCAATAAAGTAAGTGGATTCAATATCTTTAATGACTACTCCTTCCGAAGTAGGCATTTCCATAATCTCTTCTGCGTATTCTGCTATATCTTTTAGAGAGTCAGCAATGCGAGTATCTTTCTTTGAAGGGTAAACCAAATCCGAAGAAGACTTGGAAGAATAATTGTTGAACAGTATGTTGATTCTATCTCTTAGGGGTTCTTCTGTAAGGTTTTGAGCCTCATGTCTCATAATATCAAAAACATGCGCTCTTAGTCTAGCCTCTTTGTACTTATTCTTGAAAACATGGGCTATTGTATCTGCCCTATGGAGGGCTTTCTCTCCATCAAACAAAATTAACTCAGCATCAAGGATACAATCACCGTATGCCTTTTTCTGTAATTCCTTGACCTGTTCGGAACACTTGTCTGTAATGTCCTTTTCATTATAGGAGTAGATTTTGATTTTGTCATCTATTTTATGAATCTGTATTCGCATACCATCATATTTTTCTTGGACAACATATTCTCCACTAAACCCTTTCAATTCATTCATGTCATCAATGTCAAAGATTCGGTACATGGGTTTGTTAGGAACAATAAATTGAGAAGATGCCTTTTCAGTTTTCTCGGCCTTTTCTAAATCAACCTCTACTAATTCTTCTAAATCTTCTTCCGAAGAATTTGATAGCATCATTTCTTCTAGTATCTTATTTGCTTTTTTGAATTGTGCTTCCACCTTCTTAGAATCCTTATCGTCACCATAATGCTCAATGATAAACAAAGGAACATCATCAACTACTAAATCAAGTCCTTCCAATCCATCAGTAATTTCATCTTCTTGTAATTCTTTAGATTTGTAGAAATCAGCAGGTAAGGCTTTCTCATCGGAACGAATAGCATAATGAATAAATTTGACCATTGTACCAACATCGGATAGTAATGCTTCTAACACATTACCTTTGAATCGGTCAGCGAAGGGGTCTTCTACTTCTTCCGATTTGAAACGCATATCTTTAATGGCTTCGTAAATAATTCTAGCAGTAGTGCTTTCGGGGTCTTTAGAATCATTATCTTCTAAATGCCTTTCGTCTAAGAAAACATTAATTTCTTTACCCAAAGGAGAAATTGAATCAAATGCTTCGCTTATTTCTTCTAGTGTGTTTCTCCAACGACCACCGTATTCTTTCTTATCTTCCTTTGCAGATAGATAAGATACTCTAACCTTCTCAAACAGATGTAGTATTTCGTCGGAAACGGGGGCTTTGACTTTCCCGATAGTTAAACCTGTAGAGGGCATTTATTCGCCTCACTTAAAATGAGTTTCCTCGCCGCCTAATCCATATCCCGAATGAGTACCTTTGTTGTTCTCAATCTTGGTCTTGTCTTTTTCGCCTGTCTTTTTAGGTCGCTTTACTTTAACTTCTTCCGATTCATCATCGTAAGCAATTCTTTCAGCACTAGCCTGTTGTACTAATTCTTTAACAATTCTAACTTGCTCAATTGCTTGTGCAACCTTAACTTCTTCTTTAGTCATTTTTTCGGGCATAAGTTTCACCGTCCACCTACAAATTTCTCTATATCATCCCAAGACATTTTATGAATTACATCATCTGTCGGCATGGTTGAGTTAGTAATTGAAGGAGTAGGGGATTGAGCAACAACAAATCCCGACTTCATTAGAATATTGTCTTTGTTGTAGACTGCTTGTTCTAGAGTCTTGATTCTACCCACTAGAGCCTTTAGGATTTCTAAAACTTCTTCGTCTGTTTCACTCATCTCTTAAATCCCCCTTTCTACTTGGATAAATGACTTCCCGAAGTTGTCGGTACAGTAATTCATACTCCTTACGAAGTTTGCTAGATAGGGCTAACATATCAATGTTCCTTTCATCTATGGACTTAAACTTCTTTGTCATTTTTTCATCGGATTTGATTAACTCTAATTCTTTGAGCATATCAATCAATTCACCTAAGCGAGTAAAATCTTGGCCGAAGTACTCCGTAGGTTCTGTTGATTGTAGAGTCTTCTTCAACCTTTTTCTTTTCTTATCGTCTAACGATTGTAAAATCGGACTGTTTTCTTTTTCTATTGTTTCTTTTAGTACATGTTCCCACATAATTATTCCTCTTCTTCTTTTTGTTTTTTCCTTTCGCTAGCAAGACTATCGGTAATTTCCATAGGCTCTAATCCCGATTCCCTTACATCATCCAAAAGTCTATTCAAATCAGTGCGTTGGTCTTCGCTTTGTGTAACACTTGCTAAAACTTCCTTTCTTAGTTTAGCAAGTTCTTTTCGCATCTTTTTGTTTTCTGCAACATCTATTACTATACCTGTTAAAGATTGGTAGGTCTGCATCAACTCTTCTAAGAGACTATCGTTTCCATTTTCCTTAGCAATAAACAAAATATAGTCTTCAACATCTTTTGGTTCCAATCCGTCTATTATCACTTCTAAAGGTTCTACACCATCATTAATAGTAAAACTACTTTTACCTTCTTTCCTAGCAGATTCTAAATCATCTAAATATTTTTGATTTAGGCTTGCCGGACTGTCTTCCAAATTTAACAAACTATGTATCTCCTTACCTACCTTTTCTAATTCACCATAGCGTTTTTTCTCGTTATCGGTAGTAGCGTCATCTTTAAAATACCTTATCTTATTATTTTTTTGTCGCAGAGGACTTAAAAAATCTGTTCCTGCTTTAACATAATTATAGAAAATAGATTGGGTGTTTTTACTAACATTCTTTAAGAAACTATAATTATTTTTTGCCGTAGCCCCTCTACCCATTGCCTTCACAACATCGTAATTTGTGTTTCTGTTTTTATTCAGTTGTACTAACATATCCCGTAGTTCTTTTACTTTGTTTATGGTTGCAGGTTGCACTGTATGTCCCTTAATAGTAAAAGTTAGGTTTTTTAATTCTTCAAGGGACTTAATATGAGGGGTTAATTTTCTTTTATAGGGAACCGCTACTAAATCCGACTTTCTAATATCTTGCAGTAGTATTCTCAACCTATTCATAGTATCAGCATTTCTACCTTGTACTTTATCAATAATAGATTTAGCAGAATCTATTGCAACAACAATTGGTGAGCGTAGTTTTCCTAAGTCTAGAAGCATAGATAAATCTTGAGTTGGGGGAGTATTTTCTTGTATTGTTTTTTCTATATCTAGTAATACCGCACTTAGTTTTTCAATATCAAAAGAAGTATTTTCTCTGTTTTCTCCCGAATTAACGAAATCATTTATTTCCTTTACTCTAGGAATTTTAGGTTCTTCCGCCACAACTTCTTTTTCTTTAGGTTGCATTATTGTTCCTTCGGAGTAACGCTTAACTTTTGCTTTGATAGATTCTAATAATTCTCCCAAAACGATTTTTCCTATCTTTGCCTCAGTGATTCCTTTTAGTGGAATGTCAAAAGTCATTCTTTCTTTAGGATTTAGAGGGTCTTGTAAATCTAGTTTAGCAGAATTCCTAACTACCAAAGGCTTTCTACCCTTTTCTTTTCTGCCGTTATTAGTTGTTTCCCTAGCCTCTTTTTCATCCTTATTATATTTTATTTGTTCACCTACTATTTCCGATAAAGAATTCTTTATGGTCTTATAATATCCCATCAATTCGGAATTAGTTTTTAATGACGATAATGTTTGAGGTTCTAGTACCTCCATCTCTTCTTTTACTTCATTCAAGTCTTCTTCCTTAGCCTCTTCGGTAGGAAATTGAATCTTTAGAACATCCATAAAAGACATTAAAATCACCACTTATTTTCTGTCCTGTTTCTTCTTTTTACGGGAAGTTGAACCGCATCGGGAGTATCTGCTGAACCCCTCTTGGGAGTATGGCTAGTATCGGGAGGCAAACCACCCAAAGAAAAATCTCTATTCTTTCTAACTGCTCTATCTTCGGCGGCTCTTTGTGAGCGAACCTTTGCTAACTCTCTTGCTAACTTTGCTTCCTTTCTTGCTATATCTGTCATTATGGTATTCTCCTTTCACTTCTTGAATCAACATTTTGATTACCCGCTTCTTTAGGTAATCCTGTCATGCGCTTATCCGGCCCTACGCTCATCCTTGCTTTATTTCTTGTGGCCGGTGGGTTCTCTTGTGGTTTACTTCCGGCTTGCATCATCTGTTCTTGCATCTGTCCCATTTGCGAAGCATCAATATTTGTTCCCGCATAAGGGTCAATATCAACGCTAGAATCTTCTTCTCCTTCTTGCTTAGGTGTTTCTTTTGGTTCCGGCTTACTAAAAGTAAACTGTCCGTCTTCATCCATATCTACTTCAAATCCTAGATTCTTAGTAGAAGCCGCAATATTAACTTCAATCTCTCTTTTACGAAGTACTGCTATTTCATCCTCTTCTTCACTAGGGGGTAATTTTAGAACCCAATCTGTAATTCCAAACTCTTTAGTTAAGAACGGGAATACATAATTATTGTAAACATTTTGAGCCATTTGTACTGCTCTGTTAGTGACTAAGATTTGCATACCTTCATTGTTAAGTCCACCGCTAGTAGTGTTGTCAGCCATGAATACTTTACTTACTCCAAAGAATGCAGAAATTCTATCTCGCAAATCATCCTTCACTGCGACATATTCCATTTCTTTTAAACTGTCCATGAATTTAATCCATTCAACAGACCCCTTACCATTCTCGGCTTCAATTCCCATAACAGGAATATAGTGAGGGTCTTGTTCCATTCGTTCTTTTACACCTCTCCAAAATGCGGCCATTGAATCCATATTTCTAGTTTGTACTGCTAACAAACCTCTAGGCATTCTACTCTTGGTGTAAGAAGAATTGACATAGTTTTCCATAGCGATAAGAGTCATTATATTATTGAATAAAGTTAGAATTGGAGACTGCCCATACATTCTACTAGGACTGTATTTGCTAAAGTGCAAAACTTCTCCTTGTAAGAAATATTGCTGTTCTCCATTAGCACGATTTACATAGTGAACAGGATAAAGAGGACTACCGCATTCTTCACAACTTTCATGTGGTTCATGGGCAAGATGGCTTCTATGGTTAATACAAGTGAAACCTTTTGTTCCTCTAATGCCTACTTCATCAGCATAGATAGTCATAGTTACAGGGTCGCCTCTAAACAATTCCTTGATTCGGTGCATACGGATTTTGCCGTTACCATCCAAGTAATACTCTTTGACAAGAACAATATACGCATCATCCATGATATTCAAATCATCTTCTAATTCTTTAAATACATCAATGAATTTTTGCTCGGACTTATTTACATACCCTTCTATGAAATTTTCAGCGTACTCTAACTGCTTTGGATTAGGTTTTTCTAAGTCTGTAGAACCACATCTAGCACATTCAAGTACAGGCATCTTGTGTGTTTTTTGACAAGATAGACAACGAGACTCAAACGCCTTTTCCCAAACATAGCCTCTGCGAAAAATTTCTTGCTTAAGTTGAGTAATACATGTTCTAACAATTACCGATTGCCCCACGACATTGTAGACCAATGGCCCTGTCATCATGTAGGATTGCTCTTTCTCTTGAATTCCTACATTGTAGACCTTTCTATCATTGGGTTTAGGAGTAGTCCTTCGGAATAGATTTGTGAAGGAAAATCGTCTTTTATCAGCCATAATGTATTCTCCCCAATTACTGTTCAATAGCCATCATTAATGATGTTTGTTGTCACCATAATTTCTTACAGGCTAAACATCTAGGAGTTGTTATTCTCCCTTTGCATTCGTGACACTTATGCCTTGCTTTGAATGACTTTCTTCTTTTAGGGTTCTTGTGGGTTCCACCACCACGATTTTTACCCTTTCCTTTGTAGTTACCATATCCTTTAGCACCCGCATGAATTTTCTTTCCTTCATGGGTGAGCATCATGATTTTCTTACCGCTTCTATCACTAGGATATACAGTCCCAACCCGCATATCTTTTTTGTCTTTTTTTAGAATGGTTTTCCAACTCATTTTTCTCTCCTCTGTTGGTTTTCTTTTGAGGTCTTATCATCATCAATTGGGCCACCTTTAGCCCAAGTGTAGCAAGTTCTAGCAGAATGACATTTGAAATCGTGCATCCAACAATAACCTAAACGGCCATCTTCGTCTGTATTTAGAGGCATACATTCATCCATTCTAGGAGAAATATCAAACGCTACGCAATTACTACAATTAGACTTCTTAGCAACATCAGCAGTAGTATTCCATTTCTTTGCATACCTAACCCAATAGTCTTCATCTTCTAAATTCAAAGGCCCGTACTGAATGTACTTTTCCTTGACTGCTCTATCTCTATTTTTAGTATTCAATTTCAAATCTTGAGTAGCAACAGGACAAGAAAATGCCTTGACTAAAATTTTCCAACTCATACTTATTCCTCTTCTTCTGTAGGTAAAGGCAAACCATCTAACAAAATATAGTCTCCCTTTTTGTGCTGAACAACATTTTCCATGTTCTCTAGCATATCTTTTAATTCATCCTTAGACATTTTAGTGGACTCTTCTAGAGGTTCTAAACCGGATGCTCCACCCTCTTCTTCTAGAGTAGAAACGATTGTTTCTGTTGGGTCAGCCTTCTTAGCACTATCTCTTAACATGGAAAAATCCTTACCTGTAATCTTTCCATCTTTGTCTCGGTCTAATTTTCTTTGACCACCGACAAGTTTCTTTTCCATTTTTTCTTCACATGCACTACAATTACAATCGGAACCGTAACCGGCTTTTTCTGTATTGCAGTGCGCTTTCAATATTTTTTTCCAAATCATTTTGTTCCCTTCCTTCTTTTGTAGGTTTTGCAAGCCGCACATGTCGGCCTACATCTTTGTTTAGTTCCTTTAGTAGCATCTTTACGGCCACAGGGTTTTGTCCCTTCTTTATCATCTTCACATGATTGACAAGAAACCCAACCTTTCTGTCCATCTCCACCTCTTCGTGAAAACCAACCGTGAAGTCCTTCTTTCTTTTCTCTAGCGAAGTTATCTCCGCCTTTCTTTACAGAATTACCCCAATTCTTTGCACCAACTTTTCTGCATTGAACCAAAGCACCCGAAGCATAAGCAGAAGGCCACTTTTTGTAGCGGGACTTTACCTTACGATAACAGGCATCCTTCTCTTTCTTCAATTCTTCAAACCACATCATAGACCTCTCCTTTGACTACGAGTCATTTTAAATCCTCTCTCCTATGCACCTTTTTATTACGGGCTTCAAGTTCTCTAAGTCTACCGTATTGAGGGTGTAGTTTGTTTTTTGATGGTGTATGGAACCCCCTTCTTTCCTTCCTTAAACCGGCCATCAACCTACCAAGAAAATTCTCAGCCATGGTTTTCTTTTTCCTCTCGGTATATACATCGGGGTCTATAACATCCTCCGCCCTATAATCAGTATACCATTTAGGTTTTTTAGGTTGATTAGCAGTTTGCTTTTTACCCGCATATAATTCATCTAAGGCATTTGTTTTTAGATTATCAACATCTTCTTTAAATGTAGGTACATTAATAATTGTTTTACCGTTTTCTTCTTTAATATCAAAATCACCACCATCCAATCTAAAAAGAATCTTATCCTTTACTTCTTCTAAAGTAAAAGGTTTAGGCATTTCACCTCTTCTTCTTAAAGCCTTACGGTCTGATTCAGACATATTTTCATATCTATATTTTTCAGACATAAACTCTTTGAGAACCTTGTCTAAATCGTATTCAACACTACTACCGAATTCTAATAATGGTATTAATTCGTCATATGTATATTCTTTCTTAAAGTCAAAATCTTTATCCATATTAGGTATAGGTACTTTATCTGCTAAAGCAGACATTTCCTGCTGAACCTTAGAACCAACTCTTTCTTTAAGAATATCAAACCACATTAAAACTCCCCCGCTTCTTTTAAATCATCAACCATCTGTTGATATTCTTTAGGTTTATCTCTCATAAACATTTTCAATTGTTGTAGTTGTAGGGCTTTAGGATGGTTCCTATTCATGTTGAAAGTATTATACATTAAATCCTTTGCGGCTTCTACTCTTTCTTCTAATTCCCTTTCTTTTTGTTCTTCAATAGGGCGATAATTTTTATCATAATAGTCCATCATTTTTTTGTATTTGCGGCCTTTTCTAGTGTTAGTTTCCCAACCTTCATTGGCCCAGTGTTCTCTAGCCTCAAATACTTCTTGATGGTGATTAAAAATATCCTCAGTTGCTTCTTTTATTTCTTCTTTTTGTTGTTCGTATTCATATGAGTTCTTATCTAATCTATTACCTTCATCATCATACAATATAGGACTACCCTCATAATAATTGCCTACCCGACGAATATCTCTAACTAAGGCATAAGAATAATTGTTTCCGTCTTTTCCGACATATCCGTTTTCAGTTTCCTTAACCTCAGTGATATTATATCCTTTACTTCTTAAAAAATCAGGAGTTTGTGTTTGATAAGGAGGTCTTTTGGGTAGCCTATCTTTAGTCCCATATTTTTTTAAATTCTCTTCGGGGTCATATTCTTTTTGCTTAAGAACCATACCACCAATTTGTTCTAATGAATCCATAACAGACATTTTACAATTATCTCTGTATTTTTGAATATCGTCTTTGTAAATCCCCTCTTTCTCAAAATCAAAACCTACATGGTCACGATGATTTTCCCACTTCATCAACTTAAAAATTTCACCGCATCTATCTTTATACCAACTAGCCTTCTTGTGTCCTTTCTTTATTCTAACTAACTCCAAAAGAAGTTTTGCGTTTGGCCCCTTCATTCTAAAATGAGGAAGACACTTAACTAACAAATTATAAACATCATCTTGAGAATAAAAATTTAAACGATTGACGGGTCTAGTATCTTGGGGAGATTTTTGGTCAAGATGTAATTTACCAAAGCCAATCGCCTTATGTATTTCTTGCATGAAAACTTTACCTCTATCACCTGTAGCAACAAGCCCGACTCTAGGATTAAATTTCCTATCCATTGTAATGTATCCATCCGAGTCAATAAAAGCCGCAGTATAGGCCCAAATATTTTTCTTTATCTCCCCATTAAGTTTGTAGTACTTACCTTCTAGAGAAACAATATCTAGTCCTTTTGATATTTTAGAAATCGTATTCCAAGAGTTTCTATCATATAATTGAGAAGGCATTCTATCATGTATTTGCCTAGCACTAATTCCTTGATGGTCACAAACTTGCTTTAAAATAAACTCTTGGGTTTTTTCTTTAATGTTTTTTCTAAGAACAACATCGGGGATTTGTTTCAAATGTTTTCTAAAATCACTTTTAGCAAGCCTCATGTCTTTATCTAAAGAAGCATAAACCCTACCATAATTCACTTCTCTTTTATCCAAATCTGCTTCCCAATACTTACAAAGAGAATCTACAATATCCCTTCTGCCTTCCGCCTCTTTCACAGAATGTAGTTTTCTCAAATCCGATTCTTTGAAGGTCATCTTTTTCAATGTTGCTTTGTAAGGATGCAACCAATACAAACTATCTATGCACTTATCAATATGCTCACTGTATCCTTCTATTAAAGAATCAATGCTTTTAGTCATACTATCCCTGTATTGGCCTTTGAGACTCCTTCTTTCTTTTCTAAGAGTTTTTATAACCGCCGGTATATCTTGCTCATACATTTGATAATTAGGAGGGAAATATTCAATGTTTCTTTTGGCTTGGCTAGCATTAATATTGTACTCTTTGCATACTCGCTTAACAATTTCATATTCCGACTCAATAAACAATCCCTTCTGTAAACTAGAAAACAAATTATCCAAATCGTTTTCAGCATCCTCTTGTGATTCTGCAACATCTTCTAGTTTATCACTAGCCTCCCGTAATTCCTCGGTAGTTGCAATAGCCATTTAATCACCTTAAAAATTAAGCCCCATAATGCCTTGATACGGGTTATGTGGCCTCTCGCTAAATAAGCCCAAGTCGTCTAACAATAAGAAATTTTCACTTGCCTTTTGTGTGGCGGCATTCGCTAAAGCAAGGCTCATAACCATATCGTCATGCGCCCCAACACCCTCAAACTTACCCTTATCTGTAATAGAAAACATAGATAATTCCTCAATAAGGGCAGTAGTAACCCGCCGACTCTCTTCATTACCATAGGGTAAATGTATTTTACTGTTTTCAAAATTCATTTGTAAATTTAAAACAATATCTTGTTTCTTCTTTCTTGTAGTGTTGAAGTCGTGAACATTTATATCCGACACATTCCTTAATTCTTGAGTAAAAGATTTAGCGAAAACATTCGTCTCAAACAAAACAACTTCGGGATTGAATACTTTTCCTATCAATCTAACCTTCTGTATGTTATCTCTAAACTCTACATTCTTTGCTCTATCAACATAAACAATAGATTTATTGTCATGCTCATCTACTTCTAGAACAGTAATAACATTGTAGTCTCCATCAGTAGAAATAGCAGGGTCAATCCCTACATAATATTTGTAGCCTTCTCTCCTTCGGGACGATAAAACCAAACTTTTATTCTTGGCTTTCTCTAAGTATTCGGGATTGAATAAAGAAGTACCCGTTGAAATAGGAACGCACATGTATTCTCTTGTGAATTTTAAAGAACCGATTTCAGCCTTCCTATTCATTAAAGAATCATAGTCCCATCGCTTAGGCCAAAGTGGTTCATTAAGAGCATTCAAACATGGATATTTACGCACAAGGTATTGAGTATTTTCTTCTAATTGAGAATAAATATCTGTGTAAGAAAACGGAGTTCCAATAATTCTTAGAGAAGCCGTGTGATGAAGTGCAGGAATCATATCTCCGAAAAACCAATCTGTAACTTTTTGGATACCTACTAAACTAAACTCCTTCAAAGGGTCGTCAATGATAATTTCTTGAGGATGAAGACCACGAACCTGCGAATTTACAGAGCGAGCGACAATAGAATTACCATTGACTAAATTCATTTCTTCAACAGCCCAACCCTTAGAACCTGTAGGTTTGTACTTGGAAAGAACAGGATTGTTGAATAACTTATCAATAGACTTCATGTGCATATTAGTCTGTTTTTGGTTAGAAGACATATACACTATTTGGTATGGAGCAGGTTGGAAAACTAAATTCCAAACCACCCAACTGTGCATGAATACAGACTTACCGTGACCCCGACTACAAATGATGACATTACGATTACTTTCATCCATCAAAGACAACCATTCAAGTTGATGGTTGGTCATTTGAAAGCCTAACACATGCTCAAAGAAATAAGAAAATGATTGTTGGGATAATTTAATATCCATTTCATGTTCTAAGTTAAGTGCGCCTATTTCCACAAAATCACCTAAAGTTAGCCTTGACAAAGTAGACAACTTCTTCTGTCACACCAACATTAGTAGCAATAGAAGTGAATGAATCAACCTCTTCCACCATCTTAACAATCTCATTACCAACTATATGAATACCCATTTTATCATAAACAACATCAATCATTTTAGAAATGTCTTCTACTGAATCCGTTTGCCCTTTACCATAATAGATAGGCAAGCCTTTCAGTATTCTAAAGGAATCATGTGCTTGCAAGATTTTGTTTTTGATAGGATTAGCCTTAGATATTTGGTTGAATTTCCCTACTAGTGTTTCTGCTTTCTTTTTATTGTTTAGCCTATCTGCGTTTTCTGCTAAGAAATCTTTCAATTCCAATAACGCCACTACATCATCAATGTCATAGTCTTCGCCTTTGAAGTCTGCACTATCTACTCCTAGTGTAGTTACGCTACCTGTTTCATTAATTTTATTGAATACAGAAGCAACAAGTCTCCCTAGACCTTCTCTTGCTCGGTCTAAGAAACCCTTACCTGCTTTTTTGTATAGCCTTTTTATTACGAATTTGTATAGTTTGTTAGTCTGTCTTTTGACACTTTCAACCTCAACATTAACCCGAAGGGATTCTAAAAATTCTTCAATGATTTTTATTTGTTTATTGGTAATCATGCTACCCCCTTTTTTATCAAGAAGTTGGTATAATGTAGAGATAGCCTTAGTGGAATTAGTTGAACCCTTTGACCTTGCAGTTTCGGCTTCTGCTTTACTTTCAAAAGGTTGTCCTGCAAATACCCAATTTTTGTTTTCATCCTGTGTTAGTTCTCCTTCCAAAACATTATTTCTATCGGCATAAACAGACATGATTTTGTAACTTGAGGTTTTCTTAATGTCTTTAAAATTATACCCTAGCGTAATAAAGGGGTTTGATAGTGGACTAAACATATACAACTCTAAGCGAACAAATAATTCTTTTAGTGCATCTGCCTGTTCTTTACTTGTTTCTTTAAAATTCATGGGCCTTCCTTGAAATTGAGCCACATAGGTATTTAGAGTTAATTTCGCCCCTGTCTCTTTAACCTCTTCGCCGATTGTTCCAATGTTTGATGTTTGTTTTGTTTTCTTAGGCATTCTGTAGCCCTGCTCAATTAGTCCACCTAAAGCCATAAAATACTCTCGCCATATTTTGTTTATTGGGTCTATCTTAGAATCCATTTTATTATCCCCTGCATCCAAGAACCCTCTTGAGAAGTGAATAGGCAAAAACACTGTGTCAGTATTAGCACCGGCAATTTTGGGAATATCGGAAATGAATTTATCTAGATTTTCATAATCACGCTTACCGAAACTAATTCTCTTAGAATAATCTTTGAGTAACTCGGTAATTTCTTCAAAGTGCCTTTCATCCATAAAAGCACCCCCCAACATTTTATTCATGTAGTATCTAGAAATAGGGTCTACTGCAACCCCTAAGCCTTTGTTGGCCGCTTCCATTTCCTTCCTAGTTATTTGGTTCTGCTCATCTGTTTTATCAGTCATGCTCATGGTTCCTTCTTCTACAGTCGGCATCCCTACAGAATCTATAGTAACTGTAGTGTCCGTTTCAAAAACATTTCTTCCCGACCTTTTCATAAAAGCATCCAACAAATCAAGAGCAACCAATTTAGGATTTGCTCTTTTTACTGAAACAGGAGAATACTCCACAACATAATTTTCTAAATCAGCCGTTGCCTTAGCAAAGGGGTGATTGTCTTCTAAACCAAATTGTTTCTTCACTATCTCCGATTGTTTTTTAACACCGTCAAATCTACCTTCAATTTGTTTCCAAGTGTTGTAAATAGTATCTTTCCTATCCAAAATCTTCTTTGAAGTAGAACCCATGAAAGTTAGAATGTCATCTCTAATTACTACTACGGGAGAAATGCCTTCTCTTCTTTTAGCACTTTGTTGATTGTTAAATGCAATCAAACCGTCTTCTATTGCCTTGTGACTAGAAGAATGGGAATCAAACCAAACAGAAGCAGCATCCCTATTTTTACCTTCCAATTCTCTATTTATTAGATTATTTAAGTAAGTAGAAGTAATTCTATCTCTTTTTGGGTTCCTTGAAATCTTTGTAGAATCAATACCTGTAATAAAGTCCTCTACTTCTAATTTTCTATCTTCGTAGAGAATCCCACTGTATAATCTATTAATGAGGCTTTGATATACCCTTCTATCTTTGACCTTTGTATTCTCATCCTTATCTAACAAACCCTCTAACCTACCCCTAGTTAGAATACTTGTGACCTTTGACATTGTTAGAGCAACTAAGGACTTACCCTTCTCATTAGATTCAATACCCATGTCCTGTATTCTCTTTTCTAGAATAGGCAAAAGTACATCTCTAACACCTTTTCGTGCTATTCTAACATCACCTGTCCTTTCGTACTCTTGTAAAGGTTCACCGGACAAGGCATCCATTACCTCTTCTTCTGTTAGATTCAAAGAATCAAAGGCTTCTTGGTCTAATCTTACCTTTTTTTGTATAGCCATAGTAACACCTATTCGTTCTTATTGATTAATTCGTATGCGGCTAGGTATTTAAGCACTCTCTCATCTGCGTTCTCTGCAAGGAAGCGTATTTTTTTCCGTATGGCGGTATTGAAATCCTCTTCAAATTCCTTCATAGCCGCCTCTATTCTATCAAGAAGTTCGGGCGTTACCCTAATTGTTTTTCCTATTATTGCGCTAAAATAGTCATCATAAAATTCGCCCGCCAAAATAGCAACCTCTAAACTTTCTATAACATCTTGTTTAGTTTCCCCTATTGGTCGCCCTTCAAAGAAATAACTGTCTTTGGAATAGTCGGGGTCTAGTTCTAAAGTTTCTTCTTCGGAAATAATTTCTTTGGTTTTCACATCTTGTTCTTCAAAAAAGTCCTTATCACTAAGCATTTCATCAAGCAATACAAGTTGTCTACCTTCATTAACTTGGTAATCTATTTCTGCTTCATCTAATTCTTCTAAAGCGTTTGTGTAGTTCTCCCCTTCAAAGAGAAACAATCTAGTACCTAAATTTCTACCTTGAGCATTGGGAAAGTACTCGTTGATTTTATCATCAGTATATCCCGTCTTAAATACAGAAGCAAAATAAGTAGGGTCTGTAATCATCTTTCTCAAATGAGGATTAAACAAAATAGAGTCACTCCCTCCTTCCTTCCCCCTAAAAATAATTGATTTAGGACTCCATGTTTTTCTCCCTTTAAGTTCGGGAAGAAATTTTCTCTTATTTTGTTTACCCACTTTTTCTGCTTTTTTATCTTTTTTGCTAGACGAAACATTTTGCAACATATCCAAATACTTACCCAAGAAAGCATCTGTGTCATTAAGAGTATAAGTTTCCTTTTCTACCCCAACACTTGAACCAATAGAAAAAGTGCCTTGAATTGATAATTCTAAGACTTTTCGCAATTTTTCCCATCTAGGAGAATATGAAGGCGTAACATAAATTTTACCTTCTAGGTCTAAATCCATGTTTTTATTTATCTCTTTAGCAGGATAATAAGAAATAAATCGGCCTGTTGAATGTGTTACAACAATGACGGCAGTTAGTAACTTGCCCTCAATTTCCTTAAGCATTTTTGCTTGTTCCTCCTTAGAGTAGGGTTGTAGGGTTTTTTCCATCTCTTCTTCTTCTACTTCTGTCAAAAAATCAAAAAGGCTTTGCTTAGAAACCCCTCCTAATTTATCACTAGTTAATTTATCTCTACTCTCAATAATAGCAGTTATCCTTTTTCTGTAATCATCCCGTTTTGCCTTATCGGTAATCTTACTAAACCCTTGAACCAATTCAGCAATAGACATTTCCTGTTCTGTCTTACCGGCATATCTAGCCAATTCATACAACTTGGGCTTCAAAACTCTCCTCACTTTAGCAAGAGGTTTAATATTAAAACTCGTAGCAATCGCTTCTACTTCTTTAGCGTATTTGGTTCTCAATAGCCCCTTTATATCTTGTAAGTCCCTGTCCAAAAAAGGAACCATCATCTTCCTCAAGACTGTGTGATTAGGCTTCTTCTTTGAAAGGATTTCAATGTACTCCTTCAAGTTAGCATCTTCATAATCCCTAAACAACTTGAGGAAAACCTCGTCAATAGTTAATACAGAAGTAGCCATTTAATCACCTTAAAAATAATCGCTAACATCTACACCTTGTTCTTTGTTAATCCTAACATAATTACTAATTTTTTCAGCCATAGTAAAAGTAGGCGGTTTAGCATTCTTTGGTTGTTCTCCCGACTCAACAATCTCATAAAAATATGTTGGGCCATTTGCAAAAAGAACATTCTCTCCTTGAAATCTATTGTATTCGGAACCCATCATGGGACTTGCAGTTCCAAAACCATAAGGAACGACATAACCCGATGTGTTGTCTCCTTCAACAATGAAAGGATTTTTGTCTCCAAGATTGAAAGACTTTTCTTCAAAAAAATGTTTAGCCAATTCTCTAGAAGATGTAGATTGGTCATACCCGTCTAGTTGTAAATTAATTTTAGTCCAATTAGGGTATTTTTTAGCATTACGATGATTTTTAATATAAACCTCGTAAGTCTTTTGTTTGACTATACCCATCCAACTCATTGTAATTCCTCTTTTGGGTGAAACTTCATAGTGACTTTCTTTGCATCTTTTAGTATATTTTTCCAACTCATGCTAATCTCTACTTGTTCACTCTCATTGTAATTTCTCTTGTCTATCTCTCATCTTTTCCAAGTCCATTATAGCAGTTCCCATATCAATAATAGTAGTCGCTAATTGTTGCATCTCTATAGACTTTTCAGTTTCAAATTCTTTAAACGCTTCTTGTGCTGAAATATTGATTCTTTTCATCTTTTGTATAAATAAATCAATTTTTTCAAAATCATTTTTTAGTAGTTTTTCCCATTTCATTGTAATCTCTCCTGTATCAAAAGCCTCGGAATTTATTTTCTCTCATAAATTGACTACCACTTATAGGCGCACCAAACTTCGGGTCTAGGTTCATTATCATAGCAAAAACAGATTTGTCCACGCCTTCTCTACCCGCTAGAATAGTTCCATTTTTATAGTTCTTATGTGTTAAATTATTAGTATTGTAAATATTTTTCAAATCCGAAACTACCATATCCCAAAATTTAACTCCTTCATCAGTAGTCCAATCCGCCACATTTGCGTTTTGTGCAAAATCCTTTTCAATATACCAAAGTAGCCCACCCTTCTTTTGTTTTCTTCTCATCAAACTCTCAACTTCTTTAGGATTTTGATAAGAATATGAATCATCATACATTTCATCGGGTATATCCTCTATTGGTCTTAATTTCAGTATATCTTTCCAACTCATTGTAATCTCTCCTAGTCTAAAATAATCCTGTTTAAGTAAGCGTGAATATTTTTGTGTAAGCCTAAGCCCTCAACATCTTTTACCATGTCTTGCATATCCGTCCAAAGTTTTTCTGCTTTTTCTATTTGTTGAGACTCAAGGGAACCCATTAACTCTTCCATTTTTTTAAAATAATCATTAAGTAAATCCATATTAGCGTTTAGAGAATCTTTCATTCGGGATATTTCATCTTGTTTCAATATTTTTTTCCAACTCATTGTAATCTCTCCTGCATTTCTTCTTTATTTAATAAAAGCATCATGTGGCGTTTTGCATCTGGTAAATCCAAATATACCACTTGTTCGTCTAAATTTTCATCGGCTTCCTTTGGTACATAAGTTCCCATAGGGTCACCATTTTTATCATATTCAATAGCCTTATCATCAACATGAATTAATTCGTATTCTATGTCATCATAAAGTATATTTTTAGGATAACTCTTCATATTCTGCTTTAGTATTTCTTTCCAGTTCATTGTAATCTCTCCTGCATCTTCTTCTTTACATCAAGCCAAACTTCGGGGTGTCCTTGAGCCAAAACTTCTTGGACAATTTGCATCTGTGCAATAATTATTGTGTCCTGTCTCTTATGTATTAACTTACCCTTAAACTCCATCATGTATTTCAATGACTCACGAATCTCTCTAGCCAACTTAACCAAAGCATCTAACTCCTTAGAATCTAAATCATCCCTTGAAGCAATCTCAGTAAGTTTACCATCCAACACTTCTAAGTTATTGGCTAACATATCAACTTCATTAACTTCCTTCTTAGCAATTATTGTAGCCGCAGACTCTTGAACAATAGGAGCCAAATGATGTTTCATGTGTCGGTGGATTTGACTCTTAGTAGTCTCTAAAATATCTGCAACAATAGAAACTTCTAACTTGCCCTCAGTTAATCCAACCTCATATTGTTTCCTTAGAGGGTCAGTACAGAAATTACACTTAGGATTACTACTTGTAACATAATCCCCCATGTGGTTTCTTTGATGTTGAGCCGCAGTACCACTACGCCAATTTTCCTGTTGGTCTAAATCATCACAGGAAATAACACAGTCTTCCAACTGTTGTTCAAACTCCTTAGCATTCTCATGCTGACAAAAAGCACAACTCTTTCTTCGCATAATAATCACTTTACATCGGAAATATCAGCACCACAATTAGTACATTTGTTAGCATCCTTATGGTTTTCATGCCCACAAACAGGACAAGTTTTTGTTTTCTTTTTGATTACATCTACCCAAGACTTCACAATGTCTCGCTCTTTGACTCCCCTAGAAGTAGCCATGTAAGTTTCAATTAATTTCTTGGTTGCCGCAGGAGTCATGTTCACCTTGAAAGAAGTAAAAGACCCACCAATACCTTTAGCCTTAGCATAATCAGCAACGAATGATTCCTCCTTCTCAGTCTTAATAGGGAAAAATATTCCATTCATTTTACCTCTAACACCCTTGATACTAATAGCACCATCAACTAAAGAAGATTTTACCGCACCTGCTAACTTTGACCTAAAAGAAGGAATGTTTACTAATCTAACAGGAGAACGCCCTGTCTTAATCTCAATATTGTATTCCATATTCTCTATCTCTTTGATAGCCAACTGCAAAATATCATTTAAACTTTCAGTAAATAGAAGCCCACCAAAAATAGCCTGTTTCAATGGAGGATTAGCCAAGCCTTTTTCCTTATTACTCCAACCTTTAGCATCGTCAAGTTTAACAGATGTAGCGAATTTTGAAGCAAAATATTCATCAATATAGTGACCATGAATTTTCGTAGATTTAGCATCGGGGATTCTCTTTCCTCTAGACATAGGATAAGTAGTAAAAGGAATAGAAGCAGGGTCTAAATCCCCTCCATCCCCGTAAATATCTAAATCATCTAGTAATTCTTGAAAAGTCTCAACATCACTATCGTAGTAAATACCATTAGGTCTACTCTTTATCACCTTTTCAATCTCCATCAAAGTGAATTTCATCCCTTTTACTCCACCTGCATTAGGAGAAGTAGGTCTAGTAGGAACACCATGTCGCCTCAAAGCAACCAAAAGAGAAGTCTTACCACCAACTTTCTCCGGCCCTAAACTACTACACTGTCTCTTCCAAGCAGTGTACTTTTTAGGAAAGGTAATAATTCCTGCTTTAGTAGTAAGAATTGCATCACCAACCGTAGCAGTGACCTTTTTTACATCTTTAGGCATAATCAATCCTCCTTCTTTTTGCGCTTCCTTCGCTTACCGCCAAAGGTCGGCCTAAATAGAAGGGAATGGGCCGCACTTGATGTAGTTACCGCACCTGCTACCTTTTCCATTTCAGTATCTTCGGGGTCTGCATACCTCTCAGCATCTTGAATTGCCTCTTCGGTACTAATTTTGAGTATGTTTTTCCATGTCATCAAATCACCTTGTACCTAAACATATCTAAATTAGTGCTTTTCATCCCTTTGTAGGTCTGCTCATCCATAATATCTTGAACATCAGCATAAGAAGTCACTTCCTTACCACCTTTTTTGGTAACAACCGCCCTAACAATGCCCCTAGACTTAGCATCCAAAGGATTTAGCAAAGTAATTCTAGGTTTTCCCTTAGTATATTCATCTCTAGAAGCCAAAATTTGAGTAAAATAACCCCGACCCTTGTATTTTGGATTAGTCAAACTATTTCCAACAAAGAAAAACTTCCCCATATCGTTAAAAGAGGTAAAAGCGGCCAATTCGCCATCTTGAATCTTAGCAACAAGCGATAAAGGAGTAATAATTGCAGGATAACCCTTCTCAACCGCAGTCTTAAACCCGTCTAACATCTTACTAGCCGAATTTTCGGTCAAAATTTCAACCGATTTAATAATATCAAACCACATTCTATTCACTTCTCCAATGAATAGGTGTTAGTCTCACTATATTTTTCGTTAAGTCGTATTTCGGGAGTCTTAGCCACAAATTTTTTAATTTTTGACATATTTACCCTCTTATGACCACGACCATACAAGGCTTCTTCAATGCCTCTAGCAGTAATTTCCGGCTGATTACCTAAAATTTCAAAAAGTTGCCTCTTAATTACCAAAGTTATACCATCACGGGCCAAGTCATCTCTCCAACTCATTTTTTCTCACCCCTAACTATCTTTCTACTGTAATCTCCAAATATTTTCTTAGCATTATTGAATAAACCTTTACCTTGCAAAGAAGATTTAACCTTATTCAAAGCAGAATTTAATTCAGCCAAAACTCTATCAGCCGTTATTCCTCTATCTTCCCAATACTCATCAACAGTCTCGTATGACGATTCGTTAATAAAATACTCATCATCCTTCAATACACTTCTAAACCTTTCAAACCAAGTAGCACTTTCGGAGCGTCTACCCTTTGAACCAAGATAAGTTTCGGTTTCCATGTCATAACCGTCTTCCGGCCCCATATAAACAGACAAATTACGAATATTTTTGAATTCTTTCTGTAACTCATTTAAAAATAAACGATAGTCTTTATCATTTAATGATTTAATATCTTTAGAAACCCTCTCAGGATGGTATGACCAATTCTTTAATGCTATTGCAAAATATTCCAATCCATCTGCACCGTACTCGTCGTCATAGCCCTTATCCCTATCACTGTATTTTTCAATTATAGGCAAAGTTGCTTCCTTGACTAATGGAAAAATAAGGGCTTCAGTGTAACTATCAACAATGGCTAGTATTTCTTCTTTAGAAACAGAAGGAGCATTTCGCCTCTGTATTTCTTCTTTAGTTGCAAAAGCAGGTGTAGACCAACCAAAGTTAGTAGTATTCCCATCATCCTTTCGCCTTGCTCTAGGGTCTGTTATCTTACGACTCTTGAGTATATCCTTCCACTTATCTTCGGATTCCTTCTCTCTAATTTCATATAAAATTGTAGACTCATCATTAACAAGACTACCTTTGAATTCATCGCCTTTAAAAGAATAACCAAGCGTTCTAGAAATATCAGCAACCATATTTCTAGCCCTTAATCGTGACTTTTCACTTTCTCCAATAGGGGCAAAATTACCACCATCTATTGAGAAGAAAAGCCTAAACATAAGAATACCTCACTTACCTGCTACTGATTTGTCACGATAACAGTCTTTACACATTACACCGTAATTGTCTCTTGAAAGAATTCTAAATTCCAAATCTTTTTTCTTACCGCATTCGGGACATTCGCTTTCCTTCTTCTTAATCCTATCTTTCCATGTCATAATAATCACCTTTTTTTCTATCAAAGCGCATCTTTATTTACTTCATAATATTTATTTGCATCATTAATTTTCATTATTAGTTCTAATGCGGCATCTTTAGCCTCATTTAAAAAATTAGACAAAGTTTGTGCCTCGTCACTTTTTATTCTTTTGTAGTGTCGTTCTTTTTGGGTAATAGCATCAAAAGTAATTCTCATACCCATACCGCCCAATAATTCTCCCATACGCTTATGTTTTCCGCCTTCTCCTTTAGGCATTTCTTTCTGTATTTCATCTTTCCAAGTCATAATAATCACCTCATCCTTCTTTTGGCTCTTTGAATAGCATAAATAGCCCTTTCAATATGTTTAATAGCCTCTTCTAATAAGTCACTATCTCCTGAAAATCTTACAGGAATGTCACGCATTTCTCTTGATAATTCTCCTAATATCTCATTTAAGTAGGAATGAACCTCTTTGTCTTCTTCTGTTGGAGGAACTTCTCTACCTTCGTTATCGGCTAAACCTGCTCTTTCATCCAAAGGACTTTCTTTTCTAATGTTGTTTTTCCATGTCATAATATCACCTAAAATTTCTCATAATTTTGCTCACGAAGGAAAACTCTCCATAACACTAACGGCCATACCTAACCCCTTTACAGCCTTCTCAATTTCTTTCAATGAATACTTTGGAAAACCTCGTTGAAAGTCAGGGCTACTCAAAATGTTCTGCATTTTAGATAGTTCTTCCGCCATACTATACATTTCCTGTATTTTTTCTCCAACTTTCCCCTCAACTGCTTCTTCCGTCATAAAGAAGTCGTCTTCATTATAGTCCTGTTTTTTAATCTCGTCTTTCCACATAATACCACCTAAAAATATTTCAAAAATTACGCCGAATTTTTTTATCACTATACCGCCTTTTTTATTACTATTTAATGTATTTACAGGATAAAATTAATACTATTTATTCTAATAATCTCCTAATTGTTTTTGTTTTGGACTGCGTTCTTCTTGTATTTGTGTTATCATTGTCTTTAACTTATTAATATCTTTAACTATTCTAACTAGTATTTCACTATCTATTGTATCTTTCTTATTGTTAAGTCTACTAATAACTTCTTGTAACTCTGTTTTAATCTCTAAGAATAACTGTAACATTTCTGCCGTGTTAGTCATGCCGTCACTAAATAGACGCAGAGGCCATCAAGATATAACCTTAACCCAAATTGTACGGGGGCGAAACTACCCCGAATAGTGGTAATAGTATTACTAAAATAGTATTAATAGTATGCAAATAGGCCGTTTATTACCGGAAATAGTACTTTTAATACCGTAAAACAGTAATAAATAAAAATAAAAATTGGATGCAAAGCATATGGTTGTAGTACTTTGGGCTACAACCCTATGAATAGTATACGATTACTTGGGTGTCTAACGGGGAAGTTAGCACAGACGGAAGGTGAAATATCATGTCAAATTTAGAACGAATAACGAACAGACTAGAGCCACTATCGGCTCAATTGAAGAAAGAAGGTAAGGATGCAAACCAACGAGTCGTAATGGCCGTTGAGGACTGTCTTTTAACCACAATTGACGACAAACTACGAGCATCATTGTATGCGGCTTGTCGTACTACTGCAACCCTTCATGGGTACGCAGATTACTTGCCTAAGTCGGGACAGCGAGATGCAAACAACGCACTAAGTCCTGCCTTTACTGCAATTAAGGACAGCATTACTTCCTTTGTTGTCGCAGGTCTAACCCACAACCCCGACGCTCTAGTGTATCTTTTCCGAAAGAAGAACAAAGAGAACATCATTTACTACACAGAGGAAACCCTTGTTGATTTCCTTTACAACTCTACCACACGCCGACTTGAAGATGACTTCAAGAACAAGGTTTGGGACGGACAGTTGGAAAGTCTAACGACCAACTACGAGTCACACATTAACGAATCAAACGAAACCGTACAGGAGGACAACTGAGGGGCTAAGGCTCCTTAGAAATTATTAGTCAGTCTAACTTCCCCGCTAGGCTCCATTATGGCTCCCTTTATGGGAGTCATAAGGTGTGCATCAAAGTGCAACCATATGGTAGGTACTTTGTTCATACCCTATCTAAGGAATACTAATTCATTTAGGTAATCGGAGAGATAAAAATGAAAAATATTGAAGAAATAAAAATAATGGCTAAATATTATGGTATAGTTACGACTAACTGCACCCAATTCAACCATGTGTTTAATTTAAAGAATTGTGCTATTTGCAAAAGTAATAGAGGTGAATAAGATGCGAAAAATAACAAGGGACGCAATACGGGCTTTTAGGAATAGAGAAAAATTCAAGCGAGGGAATACCGAAGTATATACACGGTCGGGTATAACCTACCTTACGCTTTTTGAAAATACAATTGCTCTTTATGCTGAAGGTGAGGGCTTATTGATTACTTCGGCAGGACATGCAACCACAACCACAAAGGAACGCTTGAACGGCCTTCCTAATGTTCATATCGTGCAGAAAAATTTTGAATGGTTCTTAAATGGTGAATTGTGGAACGGTTCACTTATCAAGGTTGAATAAGAGAAAATATTAGGCGAAAGCCCCCTTCGGGGTTCATCAAAGCCAAACCATATGGTAGTAACTTTGTGGCTACCTTATCTAAACGAATAGAGTTTAGTTGGGTGTAAGAAGGCGAGTACTAGTTAATCACCTTCCGAAAAGAACCCAATAGCGACGAAGAAAGCACCTAAAGAACCGAAGTACGAACAAAAGAGAGAAAGCAATATTCTAGACAATGTTAGCCCAAGAACACTTAGTAAATACAGGCGCACCAAATGGTCAATTAAAGAAAGAAGGCGGTCAGTGAGGGTATCCCATTCAACATATCATAAGGAGAAATTAAAATGCGAGTAGAATCAGTTACAAAAGTGTGTGACCTAGCAGGTCATGTAGGTTTAAAATCTTGTAAGGTTTGTAATCCTAAAGAGGATTAATAATTATCTTAAGGGGGGTCTTATGGCCCCTCTTAGGGTTTTTTACTTCTGTCAAAGTATCAGTACAACCATATGGTATTACTTTGGGATACCCCGATAATCGGCTAAAAAGCCGACTAAAGGGGATATTAATTAGTCTATTAAGAAGACTATCTCAATATTTCCGTCACTTTCTGCGATATATAACAGGGTCGCAGTTCCCTGTGGAGTCTGTATTTCAGCCAAGATTAAGCCTCCCAATACTCTTCAAAGACACATTCCTCTGTCTCTATTCTAATCTTTAAATTGTGTCTATTGTTGTTTGTGTCAATCATTCAGTCACCCCATCGTAAACTTTGTTTAACCATCCACTGAAAGTATAATCTCCGTACCATGTGATGGTGATACCAACATCTTTACCATCTCCGCCCCATTCATCTATGGCTATAATGTCGCCCAATATCCCACGCAACCGCATGACTTCTGTTAGCAGTTCCTTGATGTACCTCTCGCTTGTTTGGTAGTTGGCTTGTGTGGGTTTGTATTTTTCGTATTTGTCTGTGTTAATCATTCAACCATCTCCTTCCTGTCCCTCTAACAATCCACATATCATCTTCGCCTACATTCTTCGTTGCCCACTCAAATGCCGCATCATCATCAACTCGTTCAAGGCAGGAATATAAACTATGCAATTGTTGTTTAAATCCATTGAGCATAACCTCCTTGTTTTTGTTCATCTCTTCTTGAATCTTAACCTCTTCCTTTGTAACATGGTAAATGTCTTCCTTTTCCGCTTCATTAGTTTCACGATTAATGATTGTGTAGCGACCATTCCATGAGCATTCTATGTGTTTTAGAATAGAATCTAAAACCTCGCTATCCTCTAATAGGAATGCTATTTTTTCTGTGTAACTCCAATGGTCAGTCATTTCCATAAATTCTTTGTGTGTTAGAAATCTAGTCATTCTTCTTCACTCTCCACTAATGCGATTAGTTCTCTCGCAGTATGTCTTGTTAGGCTAAGTGCTACCTTCCAATGGTCATCATTAATACTGTAATACCTTAGTGTCCTAGTGACATAATCTAATAGTTTGTATAGTGTTGCTTCTATTTTTTTGTTCATTTTTATTCCTCCGCATATCCGTCAAACCAACCGTCTCCGTGAGTATCTTCTCTTTGACAGTGGGCTTGTGCTTCTTCTAGCGTTAATCCTCTTTGTATTGTACGGTTTGGCCCGTTAAATCTAAATCTAATTATTTTATACATTTTTATTCCTCTTGTTTGATTGTTTTAATTGTTATCGTCTTTGTAGTTGTGGGGGTAGTGGACGATTCAACAGTAAAAAAATCCCATATGTCTAGATATGGGTTTATTTTACTCATTGGTTTCACTACTCAGTGAATCCCCCTGTTCTTGTTTTCGTTTTTGTTCTTTTCTGTACCATTCTAATGAAACTTCTGTTACGGTCACTATTGCATTCGTGTCGTTTCGTTGGTCAAAGTGGAATTGGAATCCACTAGTTAGTTTATGCTTTGCTAATAGGTCGTATGCCGCCCAATAATCTTCTTCGGAACTATAAACATAAGTCGTCCTTATGTTCATCGCTCTACCGCTTAAATTAGTTTGGTAGTTTACTCTTACTTCTTCTGCATTCAATTCTTCTAGGCTGAAATTTACTCTCATAGCCTATTATTTTCATTTGGTTCAAGTGGGGTATGTTCAAAGTACATACCATATGGTTGTGTCGCTTAATGATAATCTTTGGGGTAATGACAAGACACAACCCCACTTAAGCCCCCCGTAAGGGGGGCCATAAATGGAGCCTTAACCCACCACACACGGCTTAAGGGTTAATTTTCATGGGTTAGCGGGGCTTCACGCCTCGCTTGAGTCCCCCGTTGGTTGAGCAGTAGTTGAAGTGGTTTTGTTGTATTTGTTCACGGCTCTATTCTTCTTTCGTAGTGTTGAACGGTAGTCGTCAATGGTGGGTTCTTCTCCTTCTTTAACTCGCATACCGATTTTTAGACTAAACATCACTTCAAGAAGTGGTGCGTTGTCGTTCATCAATGTGTTCAATTCGTCATCAATTCGTGTATAGTGTGCTTGAGCGAGTGGGTCGCTTGAGCGTAGTCGTTGAGGCATAGCGTCGGCGTAGATTGCTCCCGCTTCACCTTCAAGTTGAATGTAGGTTTTCAATGCACCAATTAGTTGAATGCACAATTTCTCATCAAGTTGCGCTTCAATAGCCCCATTAATGTCATCCACCGCCATTTGAAGTTTGGCGTTTGGAGCCTTTTCAAGGACTCCTTGAATGTCACCCAATCGGGCGGTGTATTTTGAATAATCCACGGCTTGAGCCGCTTCGCTTGTTTTTGTTTCGTTTTTCTTTCCTTTTGTCATGGTCGTCACCTTTTCCTTATCTATCCGTGTGTGGTGGGCTAAGACAACCAAGATTCATGGTAGGGTATTTAATGCTCATCTACAAAGCGTCTTACGCATAATACCTAAATCACATATCTATCCTTCCTTCATAACTCTCCTTTTTATTGTGTTTGTTATTTCTTGATATTGTTTTACAGGTTTTCAATTGGTCTTATGTATATAACATATATGTGTGGAATTTTGAGTTTCTCATGTTATTCTCATCCGAAGTGAGAATAATAAATGGGCAAAAAGTGTCTTTTTGAAGAAAATAAGTATATTTTAATATATTATTATCATATTATCATTATTATCATATATCTAAAGAGCATTTTTCAAATTCTCATCTTTATCATTATTCTCATATGGGGTGCGAGAAATTGACACCCCTAGAGAAAAATGAGAATAATGAGAATTATGGAGCAGTGCTTCGTTTACGAATAGAGAATAATATGATAATAATTAAGATAACAATATTTTACATAAAAAAATACTATTGGTGTTTAGTCTTACCTAAGTAGTAAAAATGCTAGTACTATTTACTTCAATGGTATTTTGATAATGCTATACTTTTTCTCCAATATCCTTAACCCGAAATGGGGGGGAACCCCTTATAAACAAAATGGGGAGGTCTAGGTGTCTCAATCGGGTTTTATCCGTTAGAGACAGAGAGTAGGGCTATGGAGCCTTTTAAGATAATCACTAATTTATTTAGTGTGGCCCTACTCTCACCTTTGATAGGAGGTAAAAACATGCAAATAATAATAGAAATAAACGAGAAGCAAGAACGACACTTCGCTGTAGGCGGAGTAGGGTGGACATTTGAAGATAGGTGGTATGCGGGGCCGGATAATTCCTTGATATGTAATTATCAAGATGAGTCGGGTTTCATTTGCCTTTATATTTTGAAGGATGGTTCAATCAAGAAGCAATTATATTCTCCTGTAAATAAGGGATGGATTGATGTTCTAGAACACAAAGAAATGTATGACATTGGGTTGGGTGTTGAATGATGGTAATTGTAGGCACACAACAACAAGAAGACATTTGGGCTGAAATGGAACATGGTGAAAACCATGTTGTAGTTGATGCAGGAGCAGGTGTTGGTAAGACCTTCACTATTGTAGAAGGTGCAAAAAGAATGTCGGGTAAGATGGCTTTCTTAGCATTCAATAAGAGTATTGCAACAACACTTGGTAAGCGTCTTCCCGAAGATGTTTATGCGGCGACATTTCATTCAATGGGATTCCGAGCAATTAAGCAAAATGGGCGAACTAAGATGGATAAGTCCAAGACATATAACATTATCAAGAAGGTTCTTGGTGCGGATTATTTCGCAGTGCCTTTGGCTAAACTAGTATCTTTGATGAAGGGTGCTATGGTTGAAGGTAGCGATAGAAAGTCAATCGCTAAGTTGGTTGATTCTTACAACATTAACTTTGAGACAGACCATGATGAAGTGTTGGCTTTTGATGCTCTACCTCAAATTATGAAGTTGAGTATGAATTCTTCAACTATTGATTTTGATGATATGATTTGGATTCCTCTAGTGAACAATCTTCCGTTGGAAAAGTATGATGTATTGTTTGTTGATGAGGCACAAGATTTCAATGAAGCACAGCGACAATTAATCTATCGTAGTGTTGAGCCGGATGGCCGATGTATTGTAGTAGGCGACCCTAATCAAGCAATTTACGGATTCCGAGGAGCCGATTCTTCTAGTATGCAAATCTTTGAAGACTTGCTAAGGAAGACGAATAGAGGAGTTAGTAAATTCCCACTTAGCGTAACATGGCGTTGTCCTAAATCTGTTGTAAAAGAAGCAAACAGATTTGTAAAGGATTTCACTTGCCGAGATGAAGCGGAAGAAGGTAGCGTAGAAGAATTCGCTAGCCTTAATCCAATCAAAGGCGACATTGTTTTGTGTCGCTATAATGCGCCTCTCGCTACAGCGTTCTATAGTTTATTGGCTGATGGAAAGTCGGCTTATATTCTAGGCCGTGACATGACAAAGGGACTAACAAACTATGTGAAGAAGGTTTCCCGTAAGAATATGGGAATGTCTTCTACCGAGTTTAATTTGTTGTTGAATCAGCACTTTAGTAAAGAGACAGAAAGACTACTCTTGAAAGAGAAAAAGAACCAAGCACTTGCACTAGAAGATAAGTATAATTGTTTGAGTATTTTTGTGGGTAAAGCAAACAGTGTTCAAGGAATTATTGACGAGATTAACCGTGTCTTTTCTTCCGATGGTAAGGGTGACATTATGTTGTCCACAGTCCACAAAGCAAAAGGGCTTGAAGCCGATAATGTATATCTTTTGGCTACGGAAAGGATGCCTCATCCGAGAGCAACTAATCCACAAGAAGAACGAAATATTTGCTATGTTGCAATAACAAGAGCGAAGCGAAACTTATTTTATTGTGGGCCTAGTCCACAGTAACACTCATAGTTGGTTTATCCGACGAAAGAGTTTGGGGTTTGTCCGTAATAAGAGAAAAATTCTATCATTACTTCCATGTTTGGTGTTTCTATCTTTTGACTAGGGGGATTCGTTCTCCTCCTTCTCTTCCCCCATCCCTCTAGGTTAATTGGCTTAGGGAATTTTAATTTTTAAAGTGATAATATGAAATATATGAAAGACATAATTCGTAAAGAATCAATGCACTTATTCAAGTCGGTGTTTTTGAATCGTAAAGCGGAGCAAGAAGAAAAGCGTAGTGAAATCTACAAAGAACTAACGGGTCTAGGTATGCGCCCCTACAAAGCATATCAAATATCAATAAGGAGAATGAAAATATGAAAATAAAATGTAAAGGAAAAGGTTGTCAAGGGATGGCTGAACAACACGAAGATAAGAATTACTATTCCTGTTATTCTTGTGGTTGGGCAGGTAGTCGGGGTGATGAACAATGAGTGCTTTCTTTGGTGGAGAATGCTCCGAGTGCGAGATGCCCTGTGCTTATATTATGGTAAAGGGGACTTGGATTAGTCAATGTCCGTGTAGAGGTGATGAAGAATGATTGACACAGATAAAAACGAAGAAGAAATGGTTGGCGTTTGTAGTCACTGTGTTTCTATGCAAGGCTACCACCCATCAAATATGCTTCTCATGGCTGATAGGCCGGACATTGATTGGTCGGAAGAACCCGATGTTTATGAAGGCGATATTTGGTATTGTCAAGGTTGTGGAAGCGGTACAAAATGGGTAGTTACAATGACTAAAGCAAAGGAGATGATTGAATGAACATATTTGCACTATCAAAATGCCCCGTAGAATCAGCCCAACAAATGTTGGACAAACATGTAGTAAAAATGCCCACTGAAAGTTGTCAAATGCTACATACTAATTCCCTATACTTTTTGTTTTGGGAAGCACACGGTAGAGAACCTTCTCTAAAAGAGTTAAAGGAATTCCACAAAGAATCCCACTTCTCTTACATGATGAAACCCGCTATGCTAAATCATCCCAGTACTATTTGGGCTAGGAAAAACAAGGCTAACTTCATGTGGTTATACAATCATGCAGTGGCTCTTTGTAAGGAGTACTCTTACCGTTATGGTAAGACACACGGCACTGAATCTAGAATACAGGACAGTTTCACCTTCTCTTATGATGAAGAAGAATTGAGTCCTGTATCTATTGCTATGGCTGATGAATACAGACTACCGGAAGAAAAACACACATGGGATTTTGTGATTAAATCCTATCAGCACTACTACCTTGAAGGTAAGTGGGAGTTTGCCTTTTGGACAAGGCGAGACAATCCCAGTTGGTTTCCTGCCTCTTGGAGAGTTACTAAAATACTAAACAAATACAGGTGAATACAATGACAATAGAAGAAATAATTGAATGGACAATCATTAGTGATTATAATGTCGCAATAAGCGATTTAGGAATAACTGCTAGTTTCCTTTTCTTGGAGGGATACTGATGCTATACCGAGAAAAAAAGGATAGAGATAACCCCGACTACTCAATTTGGTATGAGGACATTGAATGGGTTTCAATGAATTCCTTTACTACATATCCTAGCAAAATGAGAGTACTAATTGACTTAAGCGATGACAATAAAGTAATCGTAAACTTTGAGGACTTAGATGACTATTTGGAAGCGAACAATGTGGTGATTATCTAATGTCACAAGAATGTTGTAAATGCAGTCATTGTGACGGTAGCGGTATTAGGTTAGTTATTGATAATACACATGATATAACTTATCAAGAAGAATGCTATTGTGTCCTACAACACCGTAGAGAACAAGAAAAACTAGCAAAGAGAATTGCTTCTGTTTTCCTAGAAAAGACAAGTAAAGAAAAGTTGGCTATTAGTTTGGCTTCTGTTATTGTGGCTAAACATACAGACGAATATTCCAAATTCCAACTAGGAACATTGGTTGAATCTAAGAACGATGCTTGGCTTCTCAATTGGCTACATTAAATACTAGTAAAGGTTCGTGTAATGTATGGGAAAAACAAGCCACATAACAATGATTGAAAGTGCTTTTAAAGAATTAGGAGATGATTTAACATTGAATGAAATCGTGGGCTATATCAATAACAATTGGTATAAAATAGCCCCAACTAGACAGAAGGTTAGAAACATTTTGTCGGCCCGACCTCAATTTTTCTCAACGGAAAAAACCTCAGTTATGGGAGGCAGAGGCGGAAATTACCAAACTAATGTTTGGAACATAACGAATGAGCGTATGGTGTAATAGGATAGCATCTTGGCCTTCTAAGCCGAGGATTCGGGTTCAAATCCTGATACGCTCGCCTATTCAAGTCGGAGTAGCCGAGTTTGGTCAAAGGCGCAGGGCTTAAACTCCTGTTCTTAATGATTCGCAGGTTCAAATCCTGCCTCCGACATTATTCAAATAGTGTAGCAGTGTTAAATGATTGTTGAAAGGGTGCAAGACCCAATATAAATGAGGAATAAAAATGAAATGTATGGTATGTGAAATAGAATTTAGACCAACTTCTTTAAAATTTGAAGGGGAAAGAAAGGGTAGTATTTGCACAAAATGTCGCTCTATGAGAAAGCAAAGTAGTGCGGTTCAATCCGCAAACAAAAGAAAACAAACAGAATATCTTGCTCTACAAACTAGAATAGAAAGAATGGAAGAGAAAATTTCCATGTTTGATACTATAGTTGAATCTATAACAAGGGATATTGCTGAAAATGTAGCAATAGAGCAAGTAAAATCTATGGAAGAAAATATATTGAAAAATATACTTGGGCTAATGAAACTCTTCCAAGATAAAATGCAAGCACAAGTAATGGATATAAATAATAAAATAATAAGGAATGATAAACATGAATGAAAAAGTAGAATTTAGAATAATTGACAGCGAGGATATGCCTCCAATCGTTATAACGCAAGGAGAAGATGATGGAGTTAAGGTGGTATTGAATACTTACCATAGACTTTGGATTAGTCTAAAGCGAAGAACAATAGCAGGAGTTATTGAAGCACTGCAAGAAAAGATGGACTTTATCTTGACTAGTTATCTTAGTGAAGCACATAAATTTGAGAAAGAAGATAGGGAGATGATGAAGTGAAGTGTTCAACATGCGATAGCATCAGTGCTACCACATTATGCGACCATTGTAAGACCCCTACATGTAAGTCTTGTGCTAGGATGGTTACTAATAGAGATGGATTGAAGATTATGCACAATCTTTGTCTACCAAAAAAGAAACAATACGAATTAGGAGAGATTTGAAATGGATATACCAAGAGAAGCAATTGAATTAAGTTACGAAAGAGAGTTGGTTCAACCAAAGAGAAGACTAGGAAATGGAAGATGGGATAGGGCTTTGAAAGAGGCACTTACCCGTCTTTCTAATGCAGACAATTACGACGATGCAAAATTAGAATGGTTGGCTACAGGAAATGTTTGGTGGTCACAATATGGTGGAGATAGAGCCGAAGATGCCCCTCCGTGGGTTATGAATTCTAGTATGGGATACGGTAGTTGTCTATGTGGTCATAGAATCATTTATCATTTTGAAATAGAAAATACTGAGAATGGTAGAAAGGAATGTGTTGGTAGCGACCACATCAATTCTTATCTAATTCTTAGAGCGATTAAACAGGAAACGGGTCTTGAAGATGAATACATTACGGATGAGATGATTGACCAATGGATTAATGTTCGGATTGAAGGAATGAAGAAAACTGCTTGGTGGGCTAATAACGGTTCAATCTTTGAGTTTAAATTCAACAAGATTAAGGACTTAGATTTGCGAGTCAATGTTAGAAGTAAAGGGTTCTATTGGGATGAGAAACTAAATACACATCGCCCCAAGACCTATATTCGTAAAAGGGCTATGGATGGAGAAATGGCTTCTATTGTATGGCGTTGGAATCATCCCGATAACCCAAAGGCTCAAATTAATACTAAGGGCTACCCTAATAAAAAACTGTTAGAGGATTTAGATGATTTCTACTATTCATCAAGAGAAACCTTTGCTATTGTTGCCGAAGAAGATGCTGATATGGAAAAGAAAATGGCCGAGGTTGATAGTATGCGAGAGAAGAGGTATTCTCGCAATATTTCTAATAAGATGGAATTCTTTGGGATTAGTAATTACTACGAAGTGAAGAACAATCTTCCTTTTGATAATTGGACAACTAACTTCCTTCGGGATATAGAAATCAAATTGAAGAATTCTAATTGGGGTAATGCTCTATCCCAAAGGCAAATTGAAACATTAACTAAATGTATGGAGGCGGCAACAGATAACCAAATCCAATACATGCAAAACTTAGGATACAACGGTAGCGAAAAAGTGACAAAGAGACAAGCAACCGTTTGGATTTCCGCAAATAAAGGGGATGGCTTAAATAGTCATGACAAGGTGAATAAAACAGAGGTGAATTAAAATGATTACACTAACTATTTTGAATGAAACAGGACACACTGAATTGCAACTCTCCGTAGAGAAAGTTGTAGAACAAATTGAAACACACCCTACGCATTGGGTTTTCGTTGATGGTGAGATGGTGAGCCGTCAAGACATTAACTCTATCAATTGGGATACTGTTAGTAGCGTGGACTTGACTCCTGCTATTGTTGGAGGTTCCTGTTGAACCCGCCTTGTTGATGAATAAAACCATCCCTTAAACCGTGGTGCTTATGCCCCTCTACCGTAACTTTGCTCATTGTAGAGCAGTAGTTAAGTCACTTCTACCTATGTTATCGGTGGAGGGGCAATTATTCGTTGAGACAGCACTACGGCATTCGTTGTTGATGGACGACGAAAAAGAACAAGTCTTCTTCTTAAATTCTAAATTAAAGAATTATCTTTTTGATATTGATGAAGCCGTGACAATTGGATTCAACCAATATTTAATAAAATACATTAAAGATTTTGATGTGTATGTTAAATACCACGAAGTAAATAAATTAGAGGATTAATTATGTCAAAAAATCCAAACTATACAGACAATTCAAGAGGTCGCAAGATAGCGACAAAATGCAGAGTATGTGGAGGCTCTTTACTAACTCCACAAGATATGAAAATAGAAGCACATGAAGAATGTGTAAACAATTACAAAACAAAAATGAGAATGATGTGATAATATGACGGAATCAACAATTACAAATTATAATACAGAGAAAAAAAGCCTAGAACTCCCCTTACACAGTGACGGCCAGTACCGAGAGAAGAAAAGCATACGGGGAACTGTTCAAATTATACGGAATGGATATGCAAGTACTGTTTCTCATTACTTTAATGGTAGGGCGAACCAAGTACATACCTCATTAGATTCTTTGGTAGTCTCCTTTGCTGAAAAAATTAAAAGAATGATGAAAGACATAACTAGTAGTCCAAAAGACTATCTAGAATTTGTAATAAACGACTTCTCAGTTATAGTAACCAACGAAACACCAATTTCTATTAATGGTTTGAAGGGTACTAAGAGAGAGATTTTCTACAATCTATCTAGATTCCTCTACCGTGTAAATAATGACATGAGTAGGTCGGAAACGATGATGCTATTCTACAGGATATGCAATACTCCTTACGAGATTAGCCATGTCCTTGAAAATAGAGTACCATTTTACTTCTTTAATAACGGGCGAAGAGTTGATGTTAGACTGAATGCTAAACAAATAAGTGATGATAAGATAGCCTTAGAGATAAGTGATTCTGTTTGGGGTACTATTTCTTTCAAAGACTTGTCTAAGTATTTAGGACACTACTTACATGGGCATAATAGAGGCTCTTGGAAATTCCTTTCCCCTCAAAAACTCTACTTTCTTCTAATGGGTAAAGAAATAACAGAATCGGACTCCGATGTTATGATTGCCTTTTTGGAACAAAACAGAACCTCTAAATTAATAGAAGATAGGGCAGAAATTTTGTTAGAGCAAACGCTTGCTAAGTATAAGAATAAAGTCAAGATGCTTTCCGATAAAGAAACAAGGGAACAGTATCTACTAGTCAAAGGGATAGACAACGATTGGTTATTCAGTTGGAATACTAATAGGAAATCAGCAGGTAGGCAATTAGTAACAACTGCTTACTTATCCATTATTAAAGAAGATGATACCATAGGCGAATGGAGGGCTGTTTGTGTTGATAACCTTCAATCCAATTCTCCTATACATGACCAATTAGTAACTAGATTGTTGGTGTGCATTAATGATAGAATGACTAAACAAAGAGTCTCTACCATGAAGAGTATTCCTTCCGCTACGCATAGAATAAATTTTGAATTGGTGGATGAAAACTCCAAATTAGAAATCGCCTTTGGTAACCACATAGAAAGATATTTAGAACCAGTAGAGAGTGAGAACCTTGCTTAATTGTACTGAATGTAACAGTACTGATTTTTCGTACAACGAATACATGGGCGAGAAAGAATGTCAAGACTGTGGTTTGATTGTAGTAACTGAACCCTTTGACCAAACGGTTTCTTTATTTACTCATGATGGAGAAATAATTAGGCATGTAGATAAAACTCTAGGTTCTAAGCCTGTTCATAGATATGAAAGAGGTAAAAGAAGTCATGTAGATGTGGGATTAGGTTTCTCTAAAATGTTAATGTCTTCTTTGACTAATTCAAAGAGCCAAATGGAGAGAGTAGAAAACGCCTACATGACTTGTTTTAGAGCAGGGGTATTTGGTCAATCTACTTATGAAGATAGGGCTAGTGCTTTAATTTACTATGTACTAAGAGAGAGAAATTTACCTTTTACTTTAAAAGAAGTTTGTGCTGAATATGGTGCAAACCCAAAGTTGGTTGCTAAAGTAGCCAAGAAGATTTCTAAGCATTTTAAGAATAGTGGAGTCTTTATTCAATCTCTTGATTCTTTGGTAGAGAAGTATTCCCTTCAATTAGGGGACAGACATTTTGCTAGTACCTGTAGCATGTTACTTTCCTTCTTTGAGAGGGAATACGAAATGCGTACTCTTACTCTAAATAAGAGCGCAGTAGCAGGGATAATCTACATAGCAAATCTTTGCGAATTTAAACAACTAACTCAAAAAGAAGTTGGTGAGGTTGTAGGTGTGACTAGTCGCACTTGTAGAGATACAACAAAAAAACTCCTACGAACAGTAGGTAAAACAGAGTCCGAAATAAAAGGACAAGGAACACAATGGATATGGTAATATGAAATGTAAAATATGCGAAAAAGAAATAGAGACTTGGGAAGGGAATAACCCTCAACCGATTCTACCTAAGTTTGAAGATAGAGTTTGTCGTGAATGTAATTGTTATGTGACGGCAACTAGAATGATGTTAGCACCATTGTTCTCTCAATTTGATGCGTCAATTCAAGATGTATTATACAGAGGACTTGCTAGTATGATAAGTATGTCATATACCATGAAAGAATCACAATCAACATTTGAAGAATGGAGGAATAAAAATGAATAAAGATACAGAAGATAAATTAAAGAGTACCTTAGCAAGAGACAATGTATTACGAATACTATTCAATATGGAACTGTCTTGTAGAGATTTAGAATGGATAGTAGAAGGAATACAAGAAGAAGTTGCTTGTAGAATGGAGGAATAAAAATGAAAAGAAAAATATTGATAATTGGAGCCGGTGGAATTGGAAGTTTTCTAATACCACTATTAGATAAGACGGGCCTTTACACGATTAGCGTAAGTGACCCCGACACCGTAGATACAAAGAACCTACCTTACCAAAACTTCACGGAAGATGAAGTGGGTGAATTAAAGGTAATGGCTCTACAAAAGAGGTATCCCATCAGTCCAAGTAAATTCCCTATCCTAACCGATGGGCAGATACAAGGATATGATTTGGTAGTATGTTGTGTGGATAATCTATCCGCACGAAGGATGCTATACCGTTCAAACATAGCGTGGCTAGACCTTCGCTCTCAAGCAAGGAACGCCGCCTATGTATCCTACAAAGCCGACCCTAAAATGTATGATACTATGTTAGCAGGGCCGGATGGTAGTTTTTCTTGTCAAGGTGATTCATGGGATGGCTCTACAGAAGGAGTACATTTCTTACAAGTTGCTATTGCAGGAATGGGTGCTGAATGGATTCAGCGTTGGTTTAATGATGAAGAAGTGAACGGCTTTGCCGTGATTAATGTTTGAGGTGGTAATATGGGAGTATATGATATAGACACAGAAGATAATAAGAAACTAACCGTAGAAGAATTTACTAGTGGGATACTATTAATTTACACTTGCTATACTTGCTTTTTGTTCTCGGTAGGAGTAATCTCACTTCTGTATTTTGGTTATTTTTTAAGTGGAGGGATTTAAATGAAAAGTAGAACAACCATGAATTCAGTTGAATTACTAAAAGCGAAACATCTACAGGAATTAAGAGGATTAGTTGAGCCTTACATTCAAGGAGTCTTTGATGAGATGTTAATAAACCAAGAGGGTGAAGAAATAATAAAACACCCTACATTTCATTCAGCAATTTGGGAAGCGTCTACAGTGATATTGCCTAACTTAGAAGTACAGGTAGTAGTTGATGCTAATTGGAATCTACACATTTCTAGTGGTTCGTCGGGCTATGTTGATTTTCAAATTAACCCTGTAGGGATGAAGTTACCGATTAAGTGTTGGATACATACGCATCCTTTCGGTAGTGCTTATTTCAGTGGGGTTGATTGGAGAACAATTAGAATTTGGGGAGCCAAGATGGAATCCGCTTATGTTCTAGGTGGGTATGACCATTATGGAGTTTGGAGTAATAAACTACCCGAACTACTAAAGATAATTACCTACGAAAGTATTGACGAATTCTCAACAAGAATTCAACACATGAATAAAGGTTTTATTGGAGGAGAAGAAGAATGACATATACAGAAAATGACATAGGAAAAATAGTTTCTTACGAAACAAAAGTAGGCTCGCATATTGATGAAAGAATAGTGATGGTTTATTGTCAAATTTGTTCTGCACAATTTATTGGGCCTATTAGAGAAGCAGGTGGTTTTATTGGTGGACATGAAATGTTCCATCAATGGGAATTTGCTAACATGGTTAATGTTAATGGTATGGAGGCTTGATTATGAAGAATTGCCCTAACTGTGATATTGCCCTCTATAAGAATAGAGTAGTGGATGGTAAATGTATTGCTTGTGGCGTGGAGGTGACGGCGTGAATGAAGAACAGGTTAAGAAGTTGAAAGAGGAAATTGAATACTTGAAAAGGCAGAAAAATTGGGAGCATGAGGTGTTAATGTATATGGAGGATGAGGATTTCTCATATGATAAATTCCTGCATTATAGGGATAATGCAGGTTGGTGTAATCAATGTGATTCCGTATCAGTAAACGAACAGCATTTACAATTTGGTAGAACTCTTGAGAACCCTAATGCTGATGGTGAATACGAATGCTATTATTGTTGGGAAAAAAATGAAGAGGTGACGGCATGAAGTGTTTTAATTGCAAAGGAGAAAACCTTGAGATAATCAAGGTTAAGAAAAAGAACCGCCTATATTATTGTCTAGACTGTAAGTGTGCTACTTACCATATTTGGTTGGGTAAAAAAACCACAATGGTTAGACAATACCTAGAAGTTTCATCACATTTGATTATGCACGATGGGAAGAAACGAGAGCGATAATTTGGGAAGCAATATATACTCTTGATGTGATGATTAGAATATGAAAGCGGTTGGAGATTGGGTCGTAGTTAAAAACGAAGAGAAAGAAAGTACACACGGAATCATTTCCTTAGAAGAAAACAAAGGTACAGTCATTGATTGTCAATGTGATTCTTCTCTTATTGGGAAGACTATCTTCTATTCTATAGAGAAAGCAAAGAAGAATCGTGGATTTATCTTTGTCCAATACAGTGACATTTACGGGGTGAAAGAATGATTCTTTTTGGTAATGAAGTAAAAGAAAAAATCCTACAAGGCATTAACTTAGTCGCTGACACTGTTAGGCCAACACTAGGCCCACAAGCCCGTACTGCTATCCTACAGGGTACTCCACCCGTTGTTATCAACGATGGTGTAACAATCGCTAAGTATGTTAGTCACGAAGACCCTTATGTTCAAATGGGAATCCAATTGGTACAGAACCTAGCATTTAAGGCACAATCAAAAGCAGGTGATGGAACAACAACGGCGTGTGTTTTAGCACAGTCTCTTTGTAATTCTATTATGGCTATGCCCTTAAACAACCTACATTCTATTAGAAATAATTTAGAGTATGTTAGGGATGAAATGATGTTGTTCTTAGATAACTTGGCTGAACCTGTTACTGATGATTCTATTCTAGATGTTGCTACAATTGCCGCTAACAATGACCCTGTTTTGGGAGAATTGATTGCGGAAGTGTTTTCTCATGTAGGTAAAGACGGAGTTATTTCTGTTGAAGAAGGGCATGGATTAACTACAGATTTTGAATTAAAAGAAGGTCTAGAGTTAGATAATGGCTATGCTAGCCACCTATTTGCTAATCAAGATAGTGGCGAATGTATTCTAGAGAAGCCCCTAGTGTTCTGTACTAATAAGACAATCATCAACTTTAGTGATATTCTTCCTGCGCTAGAGTATGCTTCTTCTAAGAGTCGCCCATTGTATTTGATTTGTGGAGACTTAAGAGGTTCTGCTCTATCTAATGTATTAGCGAATGTTGTTCAAGGAAGAATACAGATTGGTGTAACACAAGCCCCTAATCATGGTGATGCTAGACTAGATGAATTGAAAGATATTATTTCTGTTGTAGGAGGGAAATTATTCTCCGATGAAGCAAAGGATGATTTGCGAATTGTTGATGAGTCTTCCTTTGGCGAATGCGATAAGGTCATATTGAACCAAGTGGATTCAACAATTATAGGGGGTATTGGAAATCCCCAAGAAAGAGTAGAAGCACTAACTGAATTATACAAGATTGCTAACAATGATTGGATTAGAGAAAGACTCACCACTAGAATTTCTAGATTAAAGGGAGGTATTGCAGTAATAACTGTAGGTGGCGGTTCTAGTGTTGAATTGAGAGAAACCAAAGAGAGACTTGATGACGCACTAAACGCTACGAAGGCCGCACTACAAGAAGGAGTTATTGTGGGTGGCGGTCTAGGTTTACTATTGGCCTTCCAAGAGATGAAGAAGGAAATTGATGTTCCCAATCTACCGTACCTTGCTGATGTTTTTATGACCCCAATTAGTGTTTTATTACAAAACGGGGATGCAACAGAAGATATTTGGGATTCAATCAAACCTAGTGAACTAATAGGCTACAATGCTAAAACCGGAGAAGTAGAAAACCTTTGGGAAGAAGGAGTTATTGACCCCGTTAAGGTAACTAAGAGTAGTTTATCAGCCGCCATGTCAATTGCTTTAATGTTCTTATCTACAGAAGTTGCAGTCCTCAAAGAGGAATAGTCATGAAGAAAAGAGCAATCACGGTTACCCTTCCCGCCCCCCACAAGTCTAGGATTACTTGTCCTATTTGTGAAGGTAATAAATGCAAGGTCTGTAACTTAAGTGGTGAATTAGAAATCAAGGTTGCTCCTAAAATCCCTATTCAAAGAGCGCACATTATCAAGTATGTAGTTGATAACATACACGATGTTGCCTCAGAAATTACTAGAATGTATGGTCTAACCCCCGACATAAATACAAAAGAAGTTTGTGAAGTTAGCGGAGGCCAATACGAAATCGTACAAATATCTAGTTTAGGCGGAGCCTGTTGGGTTGTTAATCGTCTAGATGAATTAGACACGCCTAGATATTTCCTTTCTAGAAAGGAAGTAAAGAAATTCAAGGAGGGATGGATGCTTGAATGACGATATGGAATTTAAGGGTAGAGTTATTAGAAATAGCACCCAAGAAGTAAAGGTGCATCAAGGCCGCTATTATGGAATAGAGGTTCTAGATATTCGTTGGTATAAAGATGAAAAACCAACAAGAAAGGGAGTACGGTTTAATATGATAGAAGCCAAAGTACTCTACAGAATTCTAACAAATATGTTTGAAGGAGATGAAGAAGAATGAAGATTAGTAAATTAAAACTGTTGTCCAAAAAACCCAAAGAATTTTCAAAGTGGGCTATTGGACATGAAAAGAAAATACCCAAACAATTTAAAGAAGATTTTTCTTCTGTTTGGCCTAAAGTGCAAAATACCAATGAACAAGTAAGAGGTGCATTTGTAGTGCATTGGTCGCTAATTGTTGGTAGTACTTTCAATACAATTTCCTTCCCTATTGTTATAGGGACAATGACTTACATGCAATTAGCCGCAGAGGCAGTAAATAGGCTAGACCTATCCGAAGTATTGCAGAAGATGATGCAAAACTTTTCTAGAATAAATGCTGAGATTTCTTCTCATCAAGGTGATACTGATGAAGAAGAATGAATGGATTGAATTAGCAAAATATCTTTGGTCTGTTTCCAAAGTAAAACCAAAAATGAAGGATAACATTAGAGAAATAATCCGAGTACTAAATGAAAATAACGAGTTGATAATAGATGACAATGAAAAGACTAGCCCGACTAATGGAAGCGATTTGCGACCAAACGCCGACAACACAAGTGAACCGACTTACAAAGGAAATGGAGAATTTTAATCCAACAGACCTAGTAAAGATTCTAAGCCTAGATTTAGAAAAGAATAATATTGGATTAACCAAAGCAAAGAAGTGGCTATCCTCTTTCTTTGGAATATTTGATGAAGAATTAGACGCATTGTATGATGCAACTAACGACATTGGAGAAGCAGTATCTTTAATGGAAACCTTTGATTCGGAAGAAGAGTATAGTCTTAAAAGGATTATTCAACTTCTAGAATTGGACTGTTCTTCTAGGTCATTATCCTTTGACACAATACAAGAAGCCTTCTTATCAATGTCGGACTACGAAAGAAAGTGGTTTGTCAAGTTTTGGATTAGAACCCCCAATAACAAGATAGGCGAAAAAACAATACAAAAGGTTCTAGCAAAGAAATACAATAAAACTCAACAAGAAGTACAACGGGACTGTTCTCTCAACAGTATAGTTTCAGTTACCTCTTACTATGAAATGAATAGAAGCCCGCCACTAAATCTAGTGCATGGTAAATTTGTTTCACCGATGTTGGCTAAAGTCCAACCTTTCAAGAAATGGCCGGAGGATGCAGTTTATGATATTAAGTACGATGGTAATAGGTATCAAATACATAAGGAGAAGGATTCTGTTATTATCTTTAACAGAAGAGGAAAGGTAGTTAATCCCCAATTCCCCGATGTAATAGAAAAGATACTTGCCTATGAAGAAGACAATTTTATTCTAGATGGAGAAATATATCCGATTGATGGTAGCGGTTATCCAGTTGCTCATCAACAAATGAATAAAAGAGTCCACTCAAAGAACATAAATTCCGATTTGCTTTTGAAGTGTCCTGTAGAATGGGTAGTGTTTGATTGTTTGAAAATGAATGGAGTATCTATCATGGCCTATCCTTTAAGAGTACGGCTTGAAACCTTCTCTTCTTTGCCTCATCAAGCCCTACGGGTGGTTGATGGCGACCCTTTCGCCTTTTACAATCAAGCGATTGCAGGAGGTTTTGAAGGCATCATGGTCAAAGATATGGGCGACGAATATCACCCTGCTAAGAGGAAGTGGATTAAGTACAAACCTGCTCAAATTGATTTAGATGTAGTGATTACAGGTGCTAAGTATGGCGAGAATTCTAATACCAACCTATTTTCTAGTTTTGAAATTAGTGTACTATCATCTTCTTCCGATAGCGGATATGAACCAATTGGTAGAGTTGGTATTGGTTTTAGTGATGAAGACTTAATTTCTTTAACCTCTAAATGTCGTAGGCTTATTTCTAATTATAACGCATCTACTGAGAATCATTCAATAACTCCTTCAATAATTATCTCTGTTACTGCTGACGCAGTTACTAGGAATACTAATGGAACACTAGGTCTAAGATTTCCTAGAAAGGATAGAATTAGAGACGACAAAATTCTAAGTCAAATAAATACTATTGACGATGTAATAAACTTATTTTGAGGGATTGTATGAAGGACTTTGATAAACTACCAAACAAGAAAAAACTAGTCTTCTCTTTAGAAGACGATATTTCGGTGAATCAAAGAATGGTTTTAGAATTGTTCAATGCCCATTGGTTAAGACACAAAAAAGACACAAGTAGAGTATTCTTCAAATATACTAATGCGGATATAGAAGTGTATCTTTCTAGTTTAGATGAATCCCTTGTAGTATCCAATATTCAATTTTTCTTGAAACATGAAGGAATAGAGCATCATTATTTAGGGGTTGTAGATTATGTTATCTAGGGACATGATAGTTGGTATTCTTTTAGCAAAAGGTAATTTTTATTCTAAGGTGGAAATTAGCGAAAGCACCAACATTGGCTATTCTTGTACGCTTAAAATAATAGTAGTGTCTTCTAATCAAGAGTTATTATCGGCACTGTCTAGAAGTTTTACACAAAGGAATTTTCCACACAGTCTACAAAGCGACAGAATAGTAATAAGTAAAAGTAATGTAGAACACATATTGCATATTATACCTAAAGGACTGGACTCGCTTTCAAAGAAACTAACAGACTTTAGAAGAATACACGAAATAGTCCAAAATAAAAAACATTTGACCTTACAAGGTCTAGAACAAATACTAATAATAAAGGGGAATCTAAATGGGTTTGACTAATATAAATAAAGACAGAACAGAAATTTTCGTAGGAAAAGCAGGAACGGGCAAGACTACAACAGTAAAAGAAATGCTACCCAATGCAGTTTATCAGTATGCTAATGTCATTGACATAAAGGATATTTTCTCCGTACCTATTGAGTTAGGTATAATCATAGAAGACATACATTATAAACCAATGACAAAAGAAATAGTAGATATTATTCTTAAGTATAGAGGTACAGTAGTATTAACTTCTATTAATCAAAAATCCATCCCGAAGGAAATAAAAAAGATTTGCAAAATTAAAAGAGTCGGTTCTAAACAACACATACAGGAGCAGTTAAAAGAAATAGCACCTAGAAGTGAAGAACCTTTTTCCTACGAAAGAGATGTATTTAGTCTAATAAATGAATACTTAAAAAGCGGTGACAGAGATTTAATTAGAGAATTACTTTTGTTTAACAAACCCGCAGATACTCAAATTGTTTCATGGTTGAATGAAAACCTACACCCAAACAAATTACTCTTTGTTGATGGTGTAGTTAAACGCCGTTGGCCTCAAAGATACTTCTACGAAATGCTTGCATATTGTCACGAAGGCAAGGTGTTTAGACGGGCCAATATGCCGACAAGAGGCAAGTACTCAAAAGTACCTAGACTACTAAAGAGAGTTGGCCTAGCCTCACATGAACATAGATTGTTTAAGCAACTGATAAAAGAGGATGAGTTTAGAAAACACGCCATGTCAAAATACAACAATGAAGAGTGTAGATTGATGGGATTAGGCGAGAAGAAAACACTCAGTATTAGAAAGAAAAAAACTAAACAGTTTTCATTGGAGGAATTCCTATGAGCAAAAAGAAAAAAACAGAAAGACACGCTGACAAAATAAAACAATATATTAGTAGTGGAAAAAAATCAACTCAAGAAATCTTTGAGTATATCAATAGAAAAACTAAATGGGGCATTACCGCTAACCAATTAGGTTCTATTCTAAAATCTAAAAAATTTATTAGAATAGGTTCGGGTAAAAATGCTGAATGGGAATTAGGAGATGAAGAGAATGGGGAAAAGTAAATCATCGGGCAACTATAAAAGAATCAAAAAAGAAATAGTACGGGTGCTTGGTGATGAGTCACCTCTTAGTACCTTTCAATTAAAAGAAAGACTACTCAACAATATTAAGTTGAAGAACAGTAGAATTTGTTCTAATAGAATAGGACAGATTATGCGACATAAAGAGTTTAGTAGACATTCATATCTACCGAACAAAATATCCCTATGGGAATTAAAAGAGGAATAAAAATGAAAACAGAAATAGAAATTAAAATAGAAGGAATTGAAAACCAAATAAAAATTATCAATAATAGGTTAATGCACATGACCAACAAACTTAACTTAAAGATTGACAGTGTGCAGTCCTACAATCAAATTAACAAAATGTCTAGAGAATACCAATCTAGAATGGACGATGAAATACGAGCGAAGATAATTGAACAATTACCTTCTGCTCTTAGGTATTTCTTTAAGGAGGAATAAAAATGATAGACACAGACAAAACCGAAGAATGGCTACAACAAACCGAAGAATGGCTACAACACGATGACCACCTCTATGAAGTCTTACAAGCAATGGGAATGGAGTTACTTGCCGAAGTCAAGCGGTTGCGTGGCTTTGTCGTTTTAGTCCGAGAGTATTTTGGTGAAGAAACGATGATGGAATTTTATCGTGCCTACAACAGTGAAGGCCAATCGCATTTTCATAGGCTATTTACGGGTGAAGAAAAATGATTGACACAGACAAATACGAAAGAAACAACATACATGATAGCGTAGTTACAGTTGATGTGACACATAACCATTATTCTAACAAGTTATTAAAACCTATAATAGTATTATTTGTAGTGAGTATGGTTATAGCAGTTATAGGCATAGGCATAACACATATTAGCGAGGATAATTCTTCTGTTGATATTGTAGAAGAACCCCCTTATCATAAGATTAAATTTACTGTTTCCGATGATGATAAAGATTGTCGCTCGGATGAAGATTATTTCTTAGTATTAAAGGTGGAGAATCATGACTACCGACAATTAACGGCCATTGATTGTTTGAACGGGGTGATTCAAGCAGATTCATGGGATATGTCATGGGGTGAAGGTTCAGCAAATGATGGTGGAGATACCTATTCTACATATTTGGGTCTAAAAAAATCCTTTGACAAATGGACAACTGATGAATTTTATATGTTCATAGGTCGTTTTGATGACACAGACGAAAGGTGGAAGACTACTTGTAAGACTCCACACATAGAAAATGGCTATGATGTTTCTGCTGAGTATTGTGGTGAATGGTACGCTAATAATTAAATGGAGATGATATAATGTTATGGACAGAGAAATACAGACCAACCAAACTAAGCGAAATTGTGGGACAAGAACACTTTGTAATGGATGCGGAGTCTTGGGCTAAAGAACAAATTATGCCCAATGTTCTACTCTATGGTACATCGGGTACAGGTAAAACTAGTGTGGCCTTTGTACTTGCTAATGCTATTCTAGGTGTTCATGTCAAAGAAAACTTCTTTGAAATAAATGCTTCCGATGACAGAAGACTAGAAACAGTTAGAACACGGATTAAAGAAATCGCACAAAGCGGTACTATTGGTACTGTTCCCTTTCGCATCATCTTGTTAGATGAAATGGATGGGATGACCAATGATGCTCAAAACGCATTGAAGAGAATTATGGAAAGATACTCTAACAATGTTAGATTTATTATTACTTGCAATGATAAAAACAAAATCATTCACGCACTTCAAAGTAGATGTGCAAACTACCGATTCAAGCCTTTACCATATGATTTGGTATTGAGAATCACAAAAATGATTTTGAAGAAGGAAGCCCATACCCACTTAACGGATGAGGATTTGGGAACCTTCATATACTCTCTTCATGGTGATTTGCGTAGAACACTTACCGAGTTACAGGCCGGTATCGTGTCGGGTACAACACTAACGAGACAAATTGAAAAAGGTCTAGAAGAGTACGAAGAAATAATAAATGAAATTGTAAATAGAAATGCTAATGGTTCACTTGAAAAAATTCATCAGTCTATTTACGCAGGTCGTTCCGTAAAGGAAATCTGCATTGGACTCCACGATTACACAATCAAGTGTGATATGGAGGCTAAAATGAAATTGAAATTCCTGCGAGTAATTGGAGAAGGGGAGTGGCGTTCTACCACCATGACCCCGAAATTACTTGCTTCATGGATGGTAGGCCAACTAATATAGGAGGGAAAAACAAATGCAAAACGAAATTGTAAAAGCCGCAGAGAAGTTGAGTATTCCACTAGAGGATGCTCAATTGAAATTTGACGAAATTTGTGCCGAAAATGGTGTGGGTGCTGATAGCCCAATTGCTATCGCACTATGGCGTAGTTACGCCGCACAACAAATTAGAAGCCAAAAGTCACAGAACACAACAACAACCACCGGAGGAGGGGGACTTGCAAAGCAAGCCTTTGGATTCTTTTTGGCTCTTGAAGAACCAAGAGACTTAAACGAATACAACCGACGACGAGCCGTAGAAGAATGGAAGAATGACCCATACAATGCTCATCAAAAGGGATTTGTTGCTATTGTTGAAGAAGCCGAGAATGGATTTTATTCAGTCTCCCGTTTCCACAATGATGCAATCCAAGAGAAGAAAGTTAAGACTCTTCCCGATTGCGTACAGGAATTAGAAGATGGTTCTATCATCATTCCTTTGGACAACAACGCTCGCTATCAAAACGGTGGCGAGAACAAAAACTATGGTAAGCCACTAAACTCAGTAATGCGTAGAAGTGGTGTCTTTATTGGTAAGGTAGGAGATGATGAAGAGTACAATCTTTACAACTTTTCTTACAAGAACAAAGGAGGAATTGAATTTACTCCTAAGACCTTCTCATGGTTGAATATGGTTGTCATTAAGGATTCTAATAGAGATGGATTTATCTATGGATTTACTGATAAGACCATTGGTAGTTTGAGAATGAATGAAGAACAAGACCCCAACAGTGACCTTTATCGTGACACTTCTTCCTTAAACATGACTAATATGATGGCTAATGTTGCCTCTAACAATGTCGTGTATCTAGGAAATCTACAAGAAAAGCACGACGAATTGCGTGACCTACCATCAGCACAACGATTTGTTATTACTAACGGTACAGTTTGTAATATCAACATGACCCCTACAGGTAACGGTAATAGAATCATTAACATTACCGACCTAGCCGCAGACTTTGATTATGAAAATGACGGTATGGTAACTTGTTGGGTTCCCGAAAATGTAGACATTGACTTTGGTATTGGCTCCGCCGTAACCGTTGTTGGTAGAACATCACAAAGGGAAACAGAAGAAGGGCTACAACCTGTTACTATCAACCTTACAGGGCTTCTTGTAAAGGAACGCCGAGGTCAAGTAGTAGAGATTGAACAGGCTACGGAGGAAGACCTAGATTGGTTTTGATTCCCATTAACTCGCAATGTAGCAATCACCTATAGGTGAGTTATCGTAAACAAGTGTAAACATGGGCTTGGGGGAAACTGATGTTCGGATGGGTGCAAAGCCCTATCCTTAGAGGAATTAAAATGAAACTATACAGAAAAGCAATAAAAACAGATTTAGCATTTATTAGGTTTGAGAATATCCAACACATTAGTTGGAATCACGAACCGGATAATTATGTTACCATGAAACTCTACTCAAGTGGAGGGACAATCGTACAGAAAACGACTATGAAAATCTTTGAAGAATTTATGACTAATTACTGCCGTTGGACAGGAGAGGAGTACTAATGATTGAATATCAAGGTACAAACTTTGTCTATGAAGACGGAAAGTGGATGGTTGATTTACGAGATGTAGATTTTATCACCATGAAACAGAATTGGGATGACAATAACTTCCATGTAAAAATGCACATTGGAGGCAAAGAAGTTAGACTAGTTTTTAACGAAGAAGAAGAAGTTACCAAGTTACTAGAAACTTGGAAAGATAATAAGAGGTGAAATACACATGATACAAAATAAAAATTTAGTAAGCAAAGAAAGCCAAACAGCAATTGATGTTGATTTGGTTCAAAGGCTAATTAACGAACAAAAGAAGACAAACACTAGCAATAAATCCCATCTACTATTGGGTATTGAAGGTGATGCAAAGACAGGAAAATCCGGCATAACTATGGATACAGGTATGAAAACATTCTACTTAGATTGTGATGAAGGAGCAGTCCCTACTTGGAAGGCTAATCATAACAGTACGGATAGGATTCTAATTTTTAATCCTGCGGCTTATGACGAAGATGGAGAATTTCTACCTTACCAAACTCAAGGAAACATTCGTTCTTTTATTGCCCTAGTAAAAAATGAAATAGCATCATCGGAAGAACCGATTCTATTCGTTTGGGATGGAGTAGATACTTGGTTAGATTACTGTACTCTTTACATGACAGGGATGGAGAATTCCCGAATGCGTAAAATGAAGGCTACAAAACAACAAGAATGGTTTCAGCGAAACCAACCTTACAGAGAAGTTTTGAAGGAATCCTTGAAACTCAATTGTCATCAAATATACATTACACACACTAAGCCACCATTTAGAGATGACCCACCCCAACCAATATGGAATAGATTAGACTCCCGACTTTATTCTATTATTAGTACTAAGCAAAGAATCACTGCTAAAGGAACAGAGTTTGTTGCTACTGTTAAAAGTAGTAAATACTATCCTTCCTTAGTAGGTAAGAATTATACCTTCTTAACAGTGGCTAGAGATGGCTCAGTAGATTGGACAGGTATTGATAGCGTAAAGGAGATGAAGGTATGAGAATTACAGTAGATGCAAAGACACTAGAAAAGACCCTTTCTAACTTAATGGTAAGAGGTAAGTATGGTACAGGTACAGGAGTTAAGTCCGACCTGTTAGGAAAACATGTAGTTATGATTTACAGGGAAGAAAGACTAGAAGTTTGGAATGCTGATATGTCTTTTATTGCTTGTTCAATTTTAGATTGCACAGTTGATGACCCAACCCTAAAACCGTTTTGTGTAAATGCAAAAGAGTTATCTCCTTTCCTAAAAAAGATGAATGGGGATATTATCATGTATTTGAACGACACAATACAGATACAAACCCAAACAGGGGAAACTTCTTTGACTCTTTCTTTGATAAACGAGCATCCTAATTTCGGCTCCATTAATACTATTATGAACATGAAACTACCATTTGCTTCTTCTATTGAACCTGTTTCGGGAGAGTTACCTTCCTTTAACAAGACTCAATTTGAATCGGGTGTTTTGGTTAATCATAAAGAATTCAGCGAAGCAATCAATATGTGTGAAAACATCAACACAGGAATTTACCTTTTGAATCACAAAGAAAACCAACTAACTATTTCTTCGGGAAACATTACTAAGAATTATGCGAAGATTCTAGAATTGGAGACACAAACAGGAGATGGTTCTACTGTAGCCTTTTCTGCGCCAATCCATAAATTCTTTGATGAAGATTTCTTTCTCTTTATGAAAGACGAATTCCCGCTATTTCTTTCTAACGAAAATAGATTCTTAGTACGAGTACCTCACATTGAATAATAATATACGAGGAATATAAATGATAATTGCTAATTATGAAAATACAATATACACATCTAATAGAAACCAACAAGGAGAATTATCTACAGAACTAGTAGACTTTGCTCCTTATTTTTATGTACCCGACTCTTATAGAGAACCTGCTCAATATAGTGTAGGTATGCTAAGAAGGGACTTCTCTTATGTAAAAGGAGAATGGTTTTCTATTGATGGTACTAAACTAAAGCGAGTTTACTATGAGAAGCCATCACATGTAGATAGTGCTAGGAAGCCATTTAAGCATCCCAAGTTAGGTGATATGACATATGAAGCAGATGTTTCACTAGTTAATAGGTACGCAGTTGATAGTTTAGATATTATGGAATCGTACTCTCTAAAGAAATACTATTGGGATATGGAATGGATGCAAGGAGGAATACATGATGGTAAGATTACTGCTATTGCTCTTTACGATAACTTTTCTAAAAACTTCCATGTGTGGGTATGGTATCCTAAAGAATCATTTGCTAAAGTTACTAAGCCATCAGTAGATGGTTATACTAGTATTCTTGATTACAGTACTTCCGAAGCAGAAATGCTAACTAAGTTTATTGCCTTTCTTTCGGAAGAAAAACCCGATATGATGGTTGCTTGGTTTGGTCTTAAGTTTGACCTACCTAAACTATTAGGAAGATGTATTGCTAATGAGATTGACCCTAGAAGTATTTCTCCAATGAATGTTATTGATGGAATAGAAGAAAGTCTAGACGGTCTAAAGTTTACTAAAAGTGGAGGCTATTCTCCTATTGCACAACCTGTTAAAGGCATGATTAACTTAAATCTTGATGTTGCTTTTGAGAGACAATGGAATGACGCACAAAGAGGGACACTACCAAGTCTTGCTTTGGACTATGTTTCTAAAACATTATTCGGTGAAGGTAAGTATATTGAAACTAAATTTACTGACCCTAATGAGTTTTATTCAAGGGCTTGGTTAGAAGATAAGTATTCTTATCTACAATACACTATCATAGATGTAGAATTACTAAGAAAGATAGATGAGGAAAACCATTGTAGCGAGGCTATTATATCCTTACAAAGATTGCTAGTGGCTCCGTTTGAGTCTTGCTTCTATGCTTCCCACATGGGTAGTATTTACTTTATGAACAATGCTAGTTGGAAATGTAAGACGGGTGTTAGATTAAAAACAAAGAAGTGTGATGCTTGCGGATACGAAAATCCTAAAGATAAACAACTGAAAGAATGTAAAAAGTGCGGTGCATCTTTATCTTATTCGGGTGCTATGATTTACAATCCATTGGATGAAGGTACGAATGGACTACATCTTAATGTGGCGGCGTTTGACTTTGCGGGCCTCTATCCTTCAATGATTATCGCTAGGAACATCAGTTTTGAAACCATCAGCGAAATACCCACTGCTTTTGGTGCTGATTTGAATACACCGCAAAATCTACGCCCTGTATCGGTGG